AAAGCAAATTCTCCTTTCATTTAATTACGTAGTTTAGGGTTAGCATTTTTCTAAAGTGTGTATTGTACGTAGCTTTGTGTGTAACCTTACATATTATAGCTTCGGTAGGTGTATTCCCTTTTACGTGAGAAACTATCTGTAATAGCTTGTAATCAGTTTCTATGGGTACACTACGTACCTTTTGTGTTTTAATTAAATGGTATTGTTCTTTAGGAACATTAATTGTGTAGATTTCTTGTTTGCTAATTGTTGCCATGGTTGTAGTATATTCTTTTAATGTTTGCTGGATAAATTATTATTGTATGTTTTGTTTCTTCATCTGGATAATTATTTTGCGTAGAATCAATTCTAAATCTACCATGAGATAGTTTAGTTATTTTATTTACTTCTCCTAGACAAGTATCTTTAAACCTTTTATCTGTTTCAGAAAAACATTCACCACTTGTTGTTTCTATGTAATGTAATATCATTCTAATAAATATTAAATTCCAAAAATCCTTTTGCTATTGCTACTTTAATTTCTTCTTCTTTTATTTCCGGTCGTAAATCTGTTGTTATCCTTGCTTCTTTCTTGTTGTACTTGATATTTAAATCCTCGATACCTCTTTCTAATGTAATCTTAATATCCTTATCATCAAAAGGCGAATCAATTATTTCAGTTACTTGCCATTCAAGCTTTCTTAATCTTCCCTTGTTGTACATATTCTTCTAATGTTAATATTGGTGTGTATTTAATTTTTCTTAGTTTCTTTGTTTTTGTCGATAGGAATTGTGCAGGCGTAAAACTCTTTTTGAAGAAACTAGGTGGCTTAACTAGGTTAACATAAATATTATATTTTTCCCATACCCACTTAATGTTTATCATTACTTCCCTTGTCATATTTTTAAAATCAAATTCTGGTTTAATTTCAATTGCGCTTGTTAGGAATACATCACAATACAAAGGTGTGTTTGATTTAACATTGCTTTCAAAAATAGTAGCGAATATTCCTATTGCTTTAGGCTCCCACTTAATCATAAAATCATAAGTGTATTCATGAGGGTGTAAAACAAACTGTTCTTTTTTACCGATATTCCTGCACAATTTGGAGGATAAGGGTATAGCTTCTGGCTCGTATTCGTATCGTTCGATATACCCATTAGATTTTAATTCATCTAACCAAAGGGAAAAGAAATATTCTTCATTGGATTTATATTCCATCTTGCTTAATCATCTCAATTAGTTTCTTTAAGTCCTCAATTGAGTTGTAGTTTTTGATAGGGAATTGTGTTTCCATCTCTTGACTATCTCTAAGGCATAAGCTTAGTTCACCTTTCTCGAAGTAAATATAATTGTTTCCTGACAAATCTAAATCAAGATAAAGACAATGCGCTATTGGTTGGAAACCTAAATCAAGTAATTGTTTACGAGTAAATTGCATAACAGTTTGTTTTAAAGTATTTTATACAAAAGTATAAATAACTATTTGATTTTAGTTATTGATTTTATATCTTTTTTTAAAACACATTTAACTTTGTCCGATTTATCACTAAAAGTTAAATTTAAATCGTATTCATCTTGTTGCCACAATAAACCGTAAATGTACTCATTATCGTTTCTTACCACCTCCACAACATCACCAGTTTTAAACTCCGAAAAGTCTATTTTTTTGGTGGGTAGTTGGGCGTGTTCAAATGTTCTATAATCTTTATCATCATTAGGATTTACAGCCATGAATAACCCTTTGAATTTACCTGTAATTATTTTGTTTAAACAAATACTTGTAACATCCCACACCTCCAACTCCACAGGCTCACTAAACTCACAAGTATCTGGAAGTTCATCAAATTTACCCTCTTTGGCTAGTTGGGTGTATTTTTGGTTTAAGCTTACCTCCTCCCCCGAAAAATCAAAGTCATCAGGTAAATTCCTTTTAGCATCGCTTGTTATAGGCGGATATTTACCTAAATTAACATAATTCCAAAAACGATAAGTTATTGTACTCCAATCAAAAGCTTTTTCTAAATCATTATTTATATTACCTTTATCCGTAAAATACTCCGCCATTCTGCGGTAAGGCTGTTTTAAATCTTTAATTTTCATAATATAAATTTTAAGGTTGTTACACAATTCCGTTATAAATCATCAAATAATCATACAACTCACCAGAGTTCTTAATGTAGTATTGCTTATCACCATCAGGTGTCTTGTGAGTAATAGCTAACTCATTAATGTATTCATTCTTTCTTCCAAAGTTTAGTTCGTACACATAGTAGGCAATTGTGCAATGAACATTTCCATCTTCATCAATAAAAGGCGGATATATCTGCTGCAATATTTTTAATGTATCATCAATAAACTCTCCACCAATAAAGTCAACAGTACCACCTAAAGCACGAGAAACCTCTCTTGTTTTTTCTAGGTACTTGAAATAATTTACTTCAAGCCTATCAATAATTTCACAAAATATTTTCTTTTCCATTACTTTAGTTTTTTAATTGATTTAATATCAGTTATCATTCTTAAAGTACCTGATTGTTTACCAAAACTTATGATAACTCCTCTTTGATTTATAGTGTGTATCATACCGAAAAAGGATCCAAAGCTTTCTGTTTCTACTTCAACCACATCACCTACTTTATGTTCAGCAGGTTCTTGTATTGTATAAGCCAATTGCCAATTTTGGAAGTTAGCTTCAAAAAACCTACCTTTTAATTTACCAATAATCAAAGCTTCTTTCTTTTCACTACTATATAAGTTACTTACTAAAAGCTTAACTGGTTCGCTAAATTCACAAGTGCTTGGTAATTTGTTGAATTTACCTTCTTTAGCTAATTGTGTATAAACCTCGTTTGGATTAACTCTAGTTACATAATCACCTATTGGGTGTATTATTTTACCTCCATTGTTTAAATAAATTTGTTCACTTACTTCTTCCTCTTTATCTGAAAAACTACTATATCTATATATTTCTGCCATCTTACAAATGTTTAAACACAGTTAATAAATCATTGTAGCTTCCTTTGTGTAGTAAATCGTTAAATGATTTAAACTTCACAGAAATTTCAGCTTTAATCATTGCGCCAATCAATAAGTTTTCATCAAACTTACCTACCTTACGTAACCATGCGATTACTTCTTCCCTATCTTTCTTGTCTCTTATAGTTCCGGTTACTTCTTTGAAGACAGGTATTACTAATTGTGCAACCTCCTTTTTTGGTTCAGGTGTAACATCTAACTTTAATTGCTTCTTAAATAAAGCTTCTTCCATTAGTTTTTTAGCAACTTCCTTACGTTTCTCTGCGTTAATATCCTTTACTTGCTCCTTAGCAGATTCTATATCCTCTTTAGTAGCTACATTTGAATCATCCATTGGAACTCCCTGTTCTGGAATACCTGCAAACGACATTGCTCTACCAACAGCAGAAGTTTCTGCGTTTTCTAGGAAGTGTACATAGTTTACATCACCAACGCCTTCTATTTCTAGTGCGTGTGCTTCATACACAATTCCGTTAATGGTCAACTTCGCCTTTACAATAGCGAATAGCTTTGGCTTTCCTGCAACATCTAATCTTGTATCAAGTTTGATTACATCTGTTTCTACTGAAACATTCCATTCGCCTTTTTCTTTAAGGTTAATAATCCTTTGTTTAACCTTTAAGTAATTGTTGTTAAAGTCTTTCTCTTTCATAGTTTTAAAAGGGAGGGTTTCCACTCCTTAAATGTTATTAATTTGCGTTAAACTCCATTTTTTAAAAGCTTCAAATTTCGCTTTTATTTCTTGGCTTAATTCATTGTTAACATTTGTTTGTGGTAATTCAAATGAGTTAACCCATGCGCTTAATTGGTTTTTAATTGGTGCTTTTGCTAATTTTTCGGTTTCTTTTTTTTCAGTTTCCAATCTTGCTAATTCCTCTTGTTTAGCTTTTTCTTCTGCTAATATTTTTTGCTCTAATTCTTCCGAAAGTTTACGTGCTTTTTCTTGTTCAGCCTTAATAATTACCTGTTGCTTTTCTCTTTCAATTTTCGCTAATCTTTCAGCTTCTTCACGTTCTTTGCGTGCTTTTTCCTCAATTGCTTTTCGTTCTGCTTCTACCTTAGCTCTTTCTTCTGCAAGTTGCTTTTCTCTTTCTTCTGCTTCTGCTTTTAATCGTAAATTTTCTAATCTTTGTTGCTCTCTTGCTTCCTCTTCTGCTTTTTCTTTTGCAATTCTTTCTGCTTCAATCCTTTCTAATTCTTTTTGATTTGCTTCAAATTGCATTTTTGCGCCAGTTAAAACTTTTTCAAAATCTTCTTCGCTTAACGCCCTTAAATTAATTCCAAACGGTACAAATTCAGCAAATGGCTCTAAAGTTCCTTTTCTATCAGCTTCTAATTCATCCAACCTTTTAGCCTCTTTAATTTCTGCGTGTTTTTCGATTTGCTCCAAATCATTCTCCATACGCTCATTAATAGCTATTTCTTTGCGCTTAATAGCATCCACAAACTGCCCACCTTTTAAGAAATAATCTTTAGTTGTTTTGTGCCAAACGTTAATTCCTTGGGTTCTGTTTTTTTGAATTAACAAGCGTAACTGTTTAGCTTTTTTTGAAGTTTCTAAATCCTCAATGTCTAGTTTTACAACTTCATTAAATTGTTGTTCCATAATTTTACGCTCTTCGATAATTTGAGGTAAATTAGATAATAACTCATTCGCCTGTGTAGGCTCAATACCAAACTCCGTTGGGTTTAAAATTAATTGTGCTTCCATTTTAATTTAGATTTGATTATTTATAGTTTTTAATATTTACTCCAAAATAAGTTCTACTACCTTCGTGGTTACGGTGTACTACTCTACCATTCTCACCAAAGGTTAATTCTTCACAATCTTTCATTGTGTAAAGCAAATTGTTTTTGTACAATTGTTTTTTATCGGATAATTCCTTTTCTTGATCCAATATCTTTTTGTATCCAACAGCAATAGCCCAATCCTCTTCATTACCTTGCTTTTCTTTTTTCTCGCTAGTTTCTCTGTACTTCTCCTTCCAAAAGTCCTCGTAGCCTTTGTTTTGTTCTGGAGAAGGTTCTAAAGCATCTAATTGTGCAACGTACTCTTCCTTTTTCTTTTCATCAAAACAAAACTCTAATTCGTAATAGATAGGGCGCGCAGTTTCAACTAAATCCCAGAATTGCTTAGTTTCAGTTAATACCATTTCTTTAATACCCTCATTCATGTAAATAGGATAAACTTCAAAATCAGTACCTCCTTTAAGTGCGCCTATTTCACAGTAATCAACTTCCCAAATAATCATTTGTTGGTGTGTTTGAAAAATGTATCTAACTGGTAATCCCAATTCGTATTTTTCAGCAGCAGCAGTTGAAATGGTTTTAATCTCTAAAGGGTATGAGAAATCAATTATCTCACCTGTAAATGGGTTTACCTGCCCTTCGGGTACTAAGAAGTCAAAAGAAGCGGATAAGTAAGGATATTTAATGTTTATTGCATAACAATTAAGTTCCTGAAAATTACGTATCTTTTGCCCTGCGTATCTATTATCTATATACCCTTCGGGTGTAGCATCGTAATATTGCCAGGCTGTCGCCACATTTCTTTCTAATTCCAATCCCCAAAAGGTAAATTTAGATTTAATTTCAGGAAACTTCTTACCAATCTTACTCCAAAATAATTTTGCTCGGATTCCATATTCATCATAGCCTCCCTCACAAGCGGTTGCGGTCTCTGATGCGCCTAATGTGTTTACTCTGAACTCGTACCAGTCTACGTTTTTTGTTCCGTTTTCGTTAAATTGATTAATAAAGAAGCCATATACTCCTTCTTTAAGTTTTTTACAGTATTTAGCGTACTTCTCTAAGTGTGCAAGTTCCTTTGGAAAATCTTTCATATTCATATTTTTATCAAATTTATAAAACTAAAATAGGCTCCCCTAAGAAAACCTATTTTATTTATTTATATTAAAACTTTTATTTATAGATTTTATCTATCCTTCACAAAGGTACCTCCCTCCATTCTCCCTGTTCTACCTTTAATTACATTGTAGGCACTCTTAATACAGGTTTCAACATCCATCTTGCACAATTTAGCCAATAAAGTTAGTACAACAATACAATCTCCGATAGCATCCTCTATCTCTTCTGCGGATTCATTCTCTATGCCTTCTCCTAACTCTGTAACTTCTTCGATAAGTTTGGAAAATTGTGTAGCCACCGTACCATGATCTAAAATCCCTTTATCCTTACCCCATTGTACTATCTTTTCAAAGTAATCTACTTTAGGGCGCGTAACTTCAATTTCCATTAACTCTAAGTTATTTGTAACTAAGCTGCTGTTATGGATTAACCTTTTAGCGTTATCCGATAACACTTCGCTGTAAGTTATCTCCCTACCATTAACTTCTACATCGGTGTTGTGGTATTCGTTTAAAATACCTCTAATTGTGTTTGCTTCTCGCTTTAAACTGTTTCTTAATAAATCTACTTTTTCTTGTAGTTCATCAATCTTTTTGAATTTGATGATAAATTCTCCGCCAGAGAAATCAACTTGTACTGTCTTTTTCATAATTATTACTTAAATGGATTACCTATTACTTTTTTTAAATCTATTTTCTTTTCTTCTCTGTATTGATTACGGTATTTCTCATAGATATTCATCCTAGAAATGTATTCGGGCGTACAGTATTTATAATCTGATTCCATGTGGAAACTATCATCCCTTAATGCTTTAAATACTTTTAAATCATCTTCGGCTGTATATCCTGCTTTTCTAAGTGATTTGAATTGTCTTTGAGCCTTTACATCCGCATACTTGAAATTCCTTTCTAATATCGAATTAAAATCATCAACAAAGATTCTGTAATCTTGTTCTTTATTCGTTGAGTGTATTACTCCCCAAATGAACTCAAAATGGGTTTGTTTAGCATCCTTGAAGCTACCCATATAAATTTCTAGTGCCTTTTCTTTTGTCATTTTGCTAATTGTGTATGGATTAAAATTGGTTGCCGATGGCTTGTGTACATCTTTTGTCGGCTTTAATATTATCACTAACCCTAGGTGTCCGAAGCAACCAATATTTTAATTAAAATGGTAAATCACCATCCTCTTCCTCGTAAGTAGATTCTTCTGATGCTTTGTAAATATCAGGTTTAGTTACTTGCTCAATCGGATCTTTAGTAGTCATTACACTTGCTTTAGGTAAACCAACTACTTTTGAAATGATAGTAGGTAATACAGTTCCTAATAAGTATTTATCCAATTCAGTATAATCACGAATAATATCTCCTGCGATTTTATGTTCAGTTACATACTTCTCGGTTAAAGCCTTCATATCTAAACCCCATTGTAGTTTATCATTACTACCATTTGCTTTAGTTACAAATACTGGAAACCCTTTTTCGCCCATCATTGTCCAAAACGATAAAGATTCAATCTTATCGGCAGTTGTTAAACATGAAATTAATTGTCTTGATACGTTAGTCATACCTAAGTTTAACAAGTATCTTTCTTGTGCAAAATCATCACGTAAGATAATCTCTAGTACAGGTTTTTTCTTACCTTCTACTTCAATTTCTTTGTAACCGATTTTTTCAACACCACCATCAAAGGCGTTATTGTTTTCGATAACAACATACTTGTCGCCATCTTTCTTCTTAAATTCAAAGAAACATTCCTTGCTTCCTTTTTTCAAGCCTACTAACTTCACATATAAGTTAGCGTAATTGTCTGTTTGCTGATTTCCTCTAGCCATAACATTTAGATTTAGTTTATATTAAGATTAATTGTGTACGTATTAGAATGGGGCTTTTATGTCGTCTGACCATTTGGATAATCTACTTCTTGGTTGTTCATCATTTGGAATTTCTGTTTGCTCTCCAAAGATAAATCTTTTTCTGAATATTCCTTGCAAAGGACAAGAATTTTTTTCATCAAAAAAACCAACAAAGCCTCCGTAGTTCGTTAAAGTCATTTTAAAAGCACTACCTTCAATCATTGGTTTACCTCCTGTAAATGTTTCTTTAACCTTTTGAACATCAAAAAATGTAATATTCCTCATAGTTGCGTGTTTAGTGTATCTATGTAAAACAATAAAGTTATCTGCTTTAGCAACCCATTTACCACCACCTTCTGCGTGTGAAGAAATAGGAGGTTTACGCATACCTTTAAATTCACCAGTTGTTTCTACCACTCTCATTGCTTCTGTAATAGGGTGCATTGATAACCATATACTGCACTTCATGTTTTTTGTCCATTGTTTAAATTGTGTAGCCACGTGGTGATGGTATTCATGCGTGCCCATTCTTCTATCCAATCCTTCCCAATTGTAGGATAAGGTATTGTATGGGTCTATCATTAGTACGTGGTATTCTTTTTTTAATAAAAATGATTCTGCTACCTGCATTATTTGATTATACGATAAAAGTTTTTCATTATCAATAATAACAAAGTTTTCATCAAACCATTTATAAGCGAGTTCCTTTTCATTTTCTGTAAACAAACTCATTTGCTTACCTACTAAAAATTCCATCATTTGTTTTTGTATTACCCATGGATCATTTTCTGTTGAATAAATAATCCCCCTCCAATTGTGCAACACATTCGCCACTACCATCATATTCCATAACACAGTTGATTTACCAATGTTTTCGTGTCCTAAGAATACATCAAATTTACCTAACTTAAATCTATAATATTCATCTAGTAATTCATAACCAGTAGGTAATCCCATACCAAATTCGCCACGTAGGAATTTTTCAATGGTATCTCTATTGGTGTTAACTTTAGCTACGTAGTTATCCGGTTCAAACTTCTCTGATAAAATCTCAAAATCATTTGATAGTTTCTTCTTTGGTTTATCTCCAAAACCCATTTCAAGTAACTTTCTTCCTGCAAGTGAAAAATCTCCGTTACATTCTAACATGGTAAATACACCTGATGCACTATATCCTTTTTGTGGTTCAAAAGGTAAATTACTAGAGTGTCCTACAAAAATTTTATCGTGAATACGAATATTACCTGACTGTGATTTACCTCCTGGGCGTTTGATGTATATCCTATCTTTTACTCGTAAAGGAATTGTGTAACCATTAGAAACAAATAAACTAGCTATATCCTCCGCAGTCATCTGTTCGTTATAAGCCTCCCAAGGTTTTTTTCCTTCCTCCCATACCGGCAAAGCAACTTTCTTTTCTTCTACCTTTTCTTCTTCAATCAAATCCATTGCTTTTGCGCAGCACATAATTATATCTCTCTCTTCGGAAGTTATGGTAGGTATTGTTTCCATTGAGCCTTGGATAATTGTGTAGCCTTCACTTGGGTACGTAGCAACATATCCGCCCTGTCCTCTAGTTTCAATTAAGGTAAGTTTCTTTGTTTGTGCTTGGTTTTTAGCTTTTTCCTTATCAATCTTATCTTCTTGGGTAAGTTTAATGTAGTGAGCGTTTTTCTCATCTCTTGATAAATACCTTTGCGCTAACTTTTGGTTTCCTTGGATAGTATCACAGTAATACATTAGGTGATAACCTTTAGAAACAGTCTGTATGATGCACAATTTATCAAAAACCTCCAAATTATCCTGCAACAATACTTTAAACTCTCCCCATAGGTCTTGATTTAACTCGTACTTGCTATCAACATCAATAACCTCTAAGTTATTACTCATATCCCCACAGCCTATACCTAAGAAAATAAAATTACTTTCTGTATTCTCTGTTATAGGGAAAGGATTAGTCTTTACATTAAAGTCCATCCATGAATAACTGTTAATCTCTCCCCCCTTCTTAAAGTTTGGTTCCTTCTTGGTATTTAGTGGGAATACACTAAAACCTAAAGATTGCATTTTTTTTACGTAATCAATCATTATCAATAACAAATTTAACCCCTAAAATATTCTTTACTTCCCTATGGTTTTTCACACCGTTATAACTCATCTTATTATCCTTTGCGTATTTACTTATTGTACAAAGGTTCAAATATAAACCACATACTTCAATTATTTGCACTAAACATTCATTTGATAGTTGGTTTTCCGTACTCAAATTGTGCAACCTACTTATTACTTTTTCTTCTAATTCATTCATAATTAATGATTTATTATTGGTGCAAAAAATTGAATTGCGGTAATATACTGTTATGTGCAATTTTAAAAATACGACATCTTGCCAAATGGATTTTTACAATTATAAATCTTTTTTGCTGTTAAAGTTTCCCTCCAACCTTTTCCATATTTAATATTTGCGTTTTGTCTTGCTTTCCCAATACCTACAATCTTTGCCTCTTTACCAATCTCACGAGAAATTTGACGCAAATATTTATCAATAATTTTCTCATTTGTATTTGGCAGGTTCTCAATAAAAACTGCACATAACAGCACATTGCCGCAAGTGGGGGTTTCGTCTTTTAAATCAACATTTGTCATATTATTAAATTTAGTGTTTCAAATAAAGTTTAGTGGTTTAATGCCCCACCTTCGCCAAGCCCGAAAACGTTAGCTCCAATACCTTTGATATTCTTCTCTATTAATTATTTGGTATATTTTTTTGTAATTAGGTAAATTGTGCAACCTTTTTATTTCGGTTTTCTTCATTCCTGATTTAAGCATACCAATAATCGCTTTTACTTTCTCAATATCCTCGTTCTCCTCCATGCCATTTTCACCCCATTTAAAGCCAAATAATGCAGTTCCTGTATATTTCTCTCCTCGCATTTTTTTACTTCTTAAAACTGAACAAGTACGCTCCGAAATAATGTTGCGTTCAAGTTCTGCAAAGCTACTCATCATGGTAACAAACCAACGCCCCATTGCAGTACCAGTATCAAGTGATTGTCCTCCCATGTCAACAAAGCAGATTGCACAATTCCTATTGGTAAAATCATCCAACGATCCTAAACAGTCCATTGTATTCCTAAACATCCTATCAAGCTTTAAGGTAACTATTCTGGCGTTCTTTAATACTTTTAGTTTCTTACCTCCTTCTCTAGAAAATAGCTTAACAGTTGCAGAAACATTTACATCAGTAATTACTTCCTTTATCTCAAAGTTATTGTACTTGCAATATGCCTCACAGCGTTCTTTTTGCATCTCTACCGAATTGTCCTGCATATCGGTACTTACTCTTATGTATATGTATGTTTCCATGTCTAATTGTGTATCGTTAATTTTATAAAAGCGGAAAATTCAGTTTTTATAAGTTATTGTTAATCATTCCTATGCGTAAAGCACTTTTGTGTTTCAAATGAAAATGTATTAGGTAAAAATGAAACTTCTTTTTTAAACCTTACACAATTACCATAATTCAACAACCCTCCACCATCAAACTGAAAAGTCATCTTTAACGCTTTGTTTAATTCTTGGGGAGTAATAGCTATCTTTATTGCGTGAGCCTTTCTTCTTTCAAAATCCTCTAATTGGATTTTTCTTCGCCATTCCTTCCACTTTTTAAACTTTTCTATATCTCTTACCATAAACTTACAATTGTTGCAGTTACAGTCTAATTTTTGCAGTTCTTCCATTTTACTAATTGTGTATCGTTATTTTTTATCTAATTCATTAAGGTAATCACAGTACATTTGAGCTTGTTTTTCATTGTTATGTGGCATAAGTATCACTAAATGTCCTTTACTATCTAAAACAGCTCGTTTTTGCTTTTTACCTAACCTAAAAGGTGGTGTAAACTTTTCTTTATCGTATCTATTCTCTGTATCCATACTTTAATAGCTGCGGTAACATTCTCGAATACATTTTAGGCGTAAATTTAAACCTGCCACGTACTACCTGATCCCATGCCTCTCGCTTCATTCCTATCTCCAGGAAAAACCCTCGCTTGTTTATTGCAGGTTGCTCCAGGAACTCTTTTACTTTTTCAAATACTTCTTCCATATACCACCTTTTCGTAATCGTTTTTTAACTTTAAATAATTATCCATGTTTTTTGCTAACTTAACTAAATGGATTATGCTTGAATGATCCTTGCATAAAACATCGCCAATTGCATAAAATGTTTTTTTCCTTTCCCTAGCAATGTAGCTAAATATAGCTCTTGCTCTAACCAGCTCTTCTTTTCTACTTTTACTCTTTACCTCTTCTACATCTAAACATAATATAGTACAGATGTTATCAAGCATTTTATCTAATTCCTCCATATCCTTTATTTTTTGTAAAATTACACTATGTTTTTAAATTTCAAAACATTTTTTGATTGTATTTTTCTATATTAGATTGCTTCTTCATAGATTTCCTCTAATTGTGCAACCTCCATTTTTTGGATTGCAAACCTCCACGTAGCAAAAGCAGGTTCTTGAAATCTATTTAATAATTTAAAGAATTTAGGGAAGTTATGTACTTCTTCAAGCAATACGCCTGTTACTATTCCATCGTTATTTAAAATAGCCCTAATTGTGTAAACTCTATCTTTTTTAATCCAGTTATCAAAATCTTTTTTAATCTCTTCTATTTTATCTGCATCAATTGTATCATTAATACAAATCACTTTACTTCCTATGTTCATAGCTGCACAATTTTAATTAGCGTTTTTTCTGTATCTGTAATGTATTCGTAAACATCGTTAGTAAAATACTGTATGTTTTCATGTAAACATTTAACAGCTTTTTCCCAGTTAGGAGTAACAAGTAATAATTGTCCGGTGAGGTTGCACACTTTGAAATATAAATCCTTTTCTCTATGGCAGGTAACTATTCTATATTCACCGAAGAAGCGTTGTTTATCACAAGGGCGAAAATCTGATCGTTTTAATCCTTTACCAACAAAATCTAAAACTTCCTGCCAATATTCTGCAACTTGCACAATTTGGTTCTTTGTATTAAACACTTTATAATATATCATAGTATAATAAAATCCGCTATAATATTAATAAATAAACCTATTACAAATCCGTATAGGAATATAAGTAGTTCTTTTTTCATTTTATAAATATCTAACTAATAAATAAATAATTATTTGCAACCACGTACCAACAGTCATACCCCATAGAAACATATTCCAGTTACGGTACTTCATTGCTTTTTCGATTAATCTTTTTTCAACTGTAAAATTACTAAACGAAAAATAATCTTTGTCAAACTCTTCGATTAATACTTTTTCTATAAATTTTTCTTTTTTCATTTTCTTTCTCGTTTAAATATTAAAAAAGTCAAGCTCCAAAATAAAAAGCCAATTGAAATATAAAGTCTATAATTTTGCCAGTCTAATGTTCTACAAATTGAAAAATTAAACTCTATTCCGTTAAAATCTTGAAAAAAACTTATTTTCATTTTATTTTAAATTAATAATTTTTTCCAAATCAACACTATCAAGCACCGCATCGAGTTTGTCTATTAAAGCGTCTGTAACCTCGTCTGTTAAGGTGTTGCGCATTGACTTTTCAATTCTACCCAAAACGATTGTAGTTGTATCCATTGTAAGGGTTAAATTTTTCATAGCATCCTTAATTTTTTTATCTACTACTTTTTTGTTTGGAATACTTAAAGTATCGTACTTGTATTGCTGCTTCAATACTTGTATATTCGCATCCTGGATCGTTTTTTTACAACCTTTAATGTAAAGGCTAGTAATTGCACAAAGTGCGCTTAAACGTGTGATATTGTCTTTTTCTTCTTTACTCATTTTCCTTATCCTTTATTTGCTCAATTAAATTATACTCTATTGCTTCCTTAATATCGTATTTCGGCTTAATACGTCGGTTTTCAGTATCGAAAAATTCCATATCCGTAATTTCCACATCAATCCAATTTTCAATCGGTGTAGTATATCCATCGCCTGTTTCATACTTATCAACAGTAAATTCAAAATTAACAGTGCCGTCGAAAACAATGCTTTCAAAACTGCAATTATCAGCGCCATAAACTAAGACCGTTGCATCGCCTGATTGTGCGCCTATGTTGTAATCGTGTAATTCTACTTTCATTTTAAATATTCTTTTAGTTTATTTTCGTAAATAACAGTCTTAAATTCGCGCTCCCAGTAATTTCTTCCATCTGGTATTTCTAGGATTTTGTTCAATTTCTGCCTTATGTGTTCGTGATATTCCAATTGTGCATGATCCTTTTTTTCTACTCCTGGTTTATTAGTAGATAACTGCAATGGAATAAGTAGTAGTGTGATTAACTTCATTTGATTTAGTTTATTCTTGTTATTTAATAAGAGTATAAATTTCATTAGAAAAATCAATAGTTTTATTTTTAATAAAAATTTTGTAGCCTATTATTTTACCATCATTTTTTCTAACTCTAATAAACGCTTTGCCTGTCCAATCAAAAACAAATCCAACATTTATCCAGTGAAAATAAGCATCAAAAAGTCCTTCTTTAAATCTATCAAGTCTTTTTATTGCACTTATAGTTCTTATTATATTTTCGGCAAATTCTTCTTCATTAAATCCGCTTACGCTTTTTTCTTTTTGGATTACTATTAATATGCTTTCTTTATATTCTTTAGCTATTAATTTGCAAGTATGCAACTGATCATTGTTATCTGTTATAAACGTTTTATAGAAATGCCTAAACCTTTTATCATGTAATGGTACTAGCATATTGTTGTTTTCCATATTTAATTAAGTTTAATTGTTTGCTTGGACAAAGATAGTTTTTCTTTTCGTTTTTCAAAACATTTGTTTGATATTTATTTTCTATCGGAATTGTGTAATGATATAGATTTTCTCTATTCCTTTTTTTTTGTTTTTCTTGGGTTTATACAAAAAAAAATTTAGGTAAGCTATTCGCAAACCTTCTTGTTTTGTTGTCAGAAATTGTAACTACTTTAACGATTCCCTAAAGCTATTTACTTTAGTTTTTATTCGCTAGAGATTTATTCATATAAATATCGTATAAAGGATTACTCTTGTTAATAATAGTAAATTCTTTAGTACATTTATTTAAATTAAAATCTCTTTGTGAGTAATAACCATATTCGCTTGTTCTTTGATCCATATTAGCAAATAATTCTAACATATTCTCATTAAATGAAGCGTTATATTTAAAACCCACATTAGCGTTTTTCTTTACCTTTGATACTAATACTCCAACATTATTGTTATAGTCGCTTACAGAGGCAAATTCTACTTTATTAGGTAGTTGCATCCATAATTCGCCTCTTCCATTAATAAAAGCAGAACTATCAAGGGCGTTTAAGCAGTTTCTATCGCCACTATCAGATATTTTAACCATGCGAACATTATCTTTTACTAACAAAGCCATTTCCTTACATTTTTTAAGTGCGTTGGTTCCGGATGTAGCAGAAGATTTGTTAATCATTTTAGAAACACCTGCCCTAGAAACAGTAATATCAGAATTTTTCCCAAAAGTTTTTACATTGCGCTCATTATGTAAAACATCTAAACCAGCAGGTTTATTTGCTTTAATAATTTTCGTTAAATCTTTGCCAATGTAATCAATTTTTTGGATAAATTTATATCCCTGTTGTTCTAAGTTTTGGTTAGCGATAGTAGAGAACATTGCAACCCATGTATTTTTACCTACATAGTGAATGTTATTACCGTATTGATTTTCTTTCAGTCCAAATTGTGCAAACAGCTTTTTATTAGAAACGAATCTAAGATCCTTTCCATTTTTATCTTCTGTAACCCAACCAAGAGCGAAAAGTTTTTTTATCATCCTATGAGTAGTTGAAGTGCTGCAACCCATTATTGCTGTCATTTTTGCTACTCCTAGTTCTGATTTATAATTAAACATTGATGAATGAACTTTTTTCCAAACTCCAAAAAAAAGATATTCCTTAACTAAGTTGTTCTCAAACAACTGTTTAGTTAATTCTGGAAAGGCTTTAATTTTTAGATTAGTGTTGTTCATTAATGCAAGGTATTAATTATAAGTTACAAATATAAAAAATAATTTGCTTTTAATGAAATTTTTATTGTAAATAGTTTGCGCATATAGAAAAAATACATAACTTTGTGTCATCATGTTCGCAAGGTGTGATTATGTGGGGAGGTTTAACTACTGGTTATCTCTCCCCACTTCTTCAAATCGCTCAAGTTTTCCATATATAATTTTGAGGTTGTTTTTTTTGTTTGCTAAAAGCCAAAAGGGAGGATAAAACCTCCCTTTTTACGTTTAAATAGTTTAATGATTAATTTATTTTACTAGATATATTCGTTTGAATCCACTTTTTTAAATAATCAATTTCATTTATTAATGATTTAACTTTTTCTTCTTGCCCTTCATCAAAACCTGAAATAAAAGCGTTAATTAATATTGTAAATAAATCAAAAATAAGATCCATGACATTCCTTAATTTTACAACATAAATATCATTATTTAGATATAGCTTAATTTTATGTGAAACTTCCATCATTTCATCAAAATGATTATTCATAAATCTTTCACACTCTTTTATAGCGTTTGTTTCTTTTTTCTCAATTTTAGATAAAGTTTTGCTTATGTTTTCTTTGTGTTTTACATAATTTTTTTCAAGCCAAAAAGATAATTCATCTATTTTTAATTCCTCTTTTTTTATTAAATCTAACAAAGTTTTTTTATTAATCTGGAGTATGAATAGTTCGTTGGTTAAACTTAGTAAAGTTAATGTAGAGTTTAAAAGTTCTGTTTGTTTTATAAATCTTTCTTTTGGATTAAAATTAAACTTATTTGGATTACGGTATAGATACCTATTATTTAAAACTAAAGTTGATATAGCTTTAAAATAATAATCCATTTCCTGTTCGTATTGTTCCTTTTCCATTACAATTTATTAATCAGGTAAGTAATTAATGCGCTAAGGTTTTCTTTACCTAAAATCTCTTTAGATTTTTGTTTAGCTTTTTTCTTCATTTCCTCATCCAGGTAGATAAGTGTTCTGTTTTTAGTGTTTGACATAAAATTAAAGTTTTAAATTGTGTGTAAATATATACAATAAATTGATTAAATATATACTATGTTGATAAAAATTGTTTAAGGTTGCTGCACAATTTTACTCTTCATACCCATATTTATTTTTAAGTATTTTTTTTATCTGTGCCACCTTAAAAAATGTTCGTTGGTATTCTAGCATGAACAGGATATATTCATTTGAATTACGGACATATTTAGAGGCGTTAATATATTGTTCCTTTTCAATCCTTAGCCTACTTAGTATTTTTGTTTGCTTTTCTAGCTCCACCACGTAGTCTAATTGTGTAGCCATGTTATTTTATTAAAGTTTCTTTGTGCTTTTTATTGGCAGCATCTCTTTTATCTTGGTATTCCTTTTGAATTTCCTTTTTAAATTTTTTCACGCCAATTTGATTAATGGATCTTAACAAGGACCAGTATTTATTCCATTGCTTTTTAGTTTCTATGTATTCAGGCGTTTTTCTAATAACATCTGGCACCAATCCCATTTCATTTTTCGGGAAGGAGTAGAGGCGATTTTCAATTTCTTGCAAAGCTGCATCAATTTCGCCTTTTATCTTTTTATATTCCTGATAGTTTTCCATAGCTTATTTTTTCTTAAAGATTGATACACAATTTATCCAGACAATAACCAATACCCCATACAGGTAAATAGTTTCTATTACTGAAAGGATATTTTTTTTGATTCGATTAGTTCCCATAGTTTATTTGTTTTGATTTTTACTAATTGTGCAAGCTCCTGGACTTCCTTTATGGTTAAATCATCATTTAAAGGCGTGTAGGTTCGCTTTAGTTTATCTAAAGGTATGTTTACCATACTAGCATATATAATCATGGCTTAAAACTTAAATGATGAGTAAAAAGGATTTGATATATGTTTACGCTTGAAAAAATCCTTTAATTTTTCTGCATTAATCCTCTGATCGTTTGTTTCACAAGAAACAATACAGTTTACCACTTTAATATAATCCTTTTGGATTGATATTAATTTTTTATTGAATAGTTGATTTTCAGTTATCATGTTTAGTTTAGATTTACAAAGTTTTTAATTAATTCGTACAAAGTAATTTCGTAAATGTAATTACGCTTTGCGCCAATAGTTTTTACGTTTTCCATTTCCTCAATAGTAGCCAGTAGATAATCCTCCGCAGCAAGTACGGAGGCTATTTGTAGATTTGTATCAAAATTTGCCATATTTTTTTTTTTTTATTAAAGTTAATCAATTTTAATCTTTAAACATAAAGTTTTTAAACTCATCATCAAAGAAAAAAGTGTCCTGCCGCCACTTACCATTTAGGAAAAAACATCCCTCTGCTTTATAAGTTTTTCCTAAATGATATTTTTGCTCATCAGGATTAATTTTGCTTACAGTATCTTTAATGTAATGTATTTTATCAAAAACTAATGCGTTATCAAATTTATTACTTTTTTTAGGTTTTTTCATTGCTTAAATTTTTAGTTGTTTATACTTGTTTAATTAAGCCCCCGGAGGGGCTGTGAATTTATAATGCTTGCACAATTTGATTAAGTGCCTCTTCCTGTTTTACCGATACAATCCAACCAGGCGTTTTAACATCATTAAGTTTTAGGTAAGGATTAAAGCGCGCGTGTAATTGCATTAGTTGATCCTTTATTTGTTTTGTGTCGCCGTAAACGATTAAACTTTTATCGGAATACTTTTGTACGTGGATAACAGGTTTAACCGTTTCAACCGGCTTTTGTTCCTCAATTTTTGCACTTTCTTTAATAGGTTCAATTTCAATTTTCGGGGTGCTAATTTGTTGATTTTTAAGCTCGGCTACTTGTTGTGTCAAGGCGTTAATTTGTTGCATTAAAGCGGATAAAATATCAGTATCTACGCTTTGTTTTTGTGTTTCTTGCATAACTTTTTTGGTTTTAGTTGGTTTGTTTGTTGTTTCAGGTAAGTAAATTATTGCCGGTTTATTTGTGTTGTAGTTTATAGATAATTCTATTTGATTTGTAGCCTTGCTAATTTTATCAATTAACTTTTGATTAAAGCCTACAAAATTTAAAGTTTTTATATCTACAATAGGCATCAATAACAGTAATTCGTTTGTTTTGGGTAGTGTATTTTCGTTAATTAATACATTGATTTTTCCGTTTACTTTGCTATCTAAATTTTCCCAGTCAAAACAATTTTTTTCTAAATTTAACCTTATTGAATTTGTTTCTTGTTGGTTTAATTTTAAAGCCTCTTTATACTCGGTGCTTGCACAATTTATATTAAAACTACCAATATAACTATCAGGAATAACAGCGTTATAATTAGGGTACTTACCTTGAATATTGCAGTAGGTTATATAAGTACCACAATTAAGTAAAGCTACAAATTTATCAGTATATTGTTCATATTTGTAAATAGCCTTAACATCGTCTATTAATTTGCAGGTAATAGCGTCTAATATTATATTTTCGCTTGAAATTTCGTATTCAAATTGTTTTTTGTATAAAATATTACAATCAGTTGCAACAACACAATTTTTATCAATATAAACGCCATTACAAACAGGGCGTAAATCATCTTTGCCTACAAATTTAAAAGCTTTTTTAATCCATGGTTTTAGATCCTCCAATTTTTGCCCATCTAAGATGGCTGCACAATTAGGGATAGGCACTTCAAAATCTGTCAATTCAATACTAGGATCATTAACAAAGTTACCGTTAACAAATTTACCAGGATTAGATGGCGTTATAAATTGAACATCATTTTTAAAGTATATAGCGTAATTACCGTTAAAATCTAAATATTTGCTTTTATCCGCAAATTTTAAAAGTGTTTTGTTAGTTGTGTTCATGGCTATAAATTTTAATTGTTAATTAATAAATTTTGGTATTTTTTAGGTAGTTTATTATACATTGTTACATTGTGTCCACTTTGCCATGGATTTATAAAATATTCTTGTATAATTATGCTTTTTTTTCCTGGTGCACCGTATAAAATTAAAAATCCTAATCCTAGAGATCCTTCCTCTATTTGTTCAATGTATCCGCCAAAATTCATGTATTTTTCTATTAAATTTTCGCAAGTTTTTAAAGTGTAATTTTTCATGGCTATAAATTTTAAAGTTTAATAAATAAGTAGATTAAAAGTGCCCAAACTATTGGAATTAATGCAATTGATAAGGCGGTTAAATGTTTGTTCATGGCTATTAGTTATTGTTAATTAAATTTTTTACATAATCATTTATTGTTTCCATATTCTCTTCCCACGAATATTCATAATCTAACATAAATTCGCTTAATTCATATTCATCCAATTTGTTATTTTTAATTGAATTAACAATTTCATTATCAATTTCATTATAACCAAATATAAATTTTGCAACAATATCGCTCGCGTATGGATATTTTTTACCAAATTTAGAATATAAATCACTGGCAGAATTTATTTCAATTTGTTCAACTTTTGTTTTTAATTTCTCGATTTGATCTTTTAAATTCTTCATAATATAAATTTTTAAGGTTACACAATTTGTTAGCTACCTTACAAGGGCACTTAATACCCTTGTAAACGCTCTAAGCCTAAAGCCTGTTTATACTTGCTTAGTCAAGTTAAAATTTTGATGGCGTATTTTGTGATAAGGCTGCACAATTCATATTAAAGCCCAAATTATTTAATTGATGTATAATAGTGTAATTAGTATGAAATACCATATCCATTCCGCAGCCGTTAACTCTAAAGCCCTCTTTAGCCTCATTAAAACCTAAAGATTTAAACAAGCAATAAAAATTATATATATTGCCTTGTTTATGTTTAGCGTCAAAAGTATGTTCAAAAAAGGCTAAATTTCGACTCATACCGCTCGCGGATACTTTGTAAATGATACAAAAAACGCGTTTTTCCTCAATTGCTTTGATGTACCTATTTGCATTGTCAATAAACATTTGTATTTTTTCGTTTAAATCATTTCCATAAAATGATCTATTAATGCTTTTTAAAAGGTTTTTATTTGCATTGATGTTACTGATTACTTTTGCTTGATTTTTCATAATATTAAATTTTAAAGGTTAAATTTTTGTTTGTTTACTTTGCTTTTCTTTGGCTTGAATATACTTGCATTCCTGAAATATGATATTCATTTAAAAGGCGTTTAATTTCGGCTTTGAAATGTTTAAAGCTGTCAAAATCCTTTGAATCCAATTGATCAACGGTTTCAGTACCGTAGTTTGTTTTTAAGTTTAAATAGCGTTTCATAATGTTTAAATTTTAGTTATTTGATTAACTTGATGAAACAAAGATATGTATATACTTTGGATATATCAAAATAAAAACGAAGAAAAATTTAAAGTTTTTTGTAACTGATTGAATATCAGTGAGAAAATTTTTATATTAATTTGAAAAAAAAGGATCACAAAGAAAAAAGCGCAAATATTAGGCGCAAAGAAAAAGGATTAAAATTTAAAAAGGGGCGTGATACTGGTAAAAAAAAAGGTGGCTGCACAATTTGCTTAACGCTCGAACCATTCATTGGACTTTGTAAGCTCGCGTAAATGAGGAGGCACAAAATTAATTAAATCAGGATCAAAGGACGATACACAATTCTTAAAATCTTCCGTTATAACCAAAACCAATTCCGCTAAAGAAAGATTAAGCGCAAAGGATAGATTAATTAATTGTTGTAAAGTAAGTAAATAAGGTTGATTAATTAATCTTACTGCCGATTTAGTGTGAGATACTCCAAAGATAATTGCAAGATGAGTTTTTGAAATTCGATTCAAACTCAGAAGCCTATGTAAATGCAAGGCGTTTGACTTATCGTATTTGATTATAAATTTACCGTTTGAATCCTTATCTAAGCCCATAAGTGTACAATGTAGATAAAGGATAAAGCAATTAAGCCCATTTATTTAGCACGTGCTAAACGTTTATATTTTCGCTATATGATTGTATCACTCGATTAATAATCGTGCGCGTATGCGCGTATATGCGCGTGGTTATATATTCGCGCGCGTAAAAGGTTGGAATAATTTACCACCACGGTTCGATGCAGGTAAAAAAAAGCCTATAAAAAAAGTAGTTAGCGCAAATCTAAACCGTTAAAAATCAGTAGTTTAAAACAGTTCCGAAATTAATTTAGCCCCTACCCAGTAAGCGATTTGCGTTTCCCATGCGCGGATCAACCCCCTCCACCCCACCACATAATCCCCACCCTATATATCCACAGTACATCTTTCCTTGTAAACGCTGGGTTTTTTCGGCTCCCTTATAAAATAAATCCAATTTATAAATAGGGGGTACCCGGTTTAGGGAGTGGGTGTATTTGCTGTGGTGTAGTGGGATTTATATGAAGGTATAGCGATATAAATCGTTGTTGTGTGTGCAAATAAATAAGTTAAAGAACTTTATTGTTTTGGTTAATAAATTAGTTAATTATCGTTTACAAAGGTATGTATGGGGAATAATATTCGCAAATAAAGTTGAAAATAAATTTAGGCGTGATTTTGTAAATATTTGATAATCAATGGTGAAGTCTACTTTCTCCACCGTATGGATACAAGATTTTTAGGGTGTGATAACGTATTTATTGGGATGTAGAGAGAGGGGCGATAATGGGGTAAAAAAAAGGAGGATGCACAATTTTTTATATGATTGATTTACAGTAAGTTAGTCTCATTGTTCCACCGTATGGATACAAGATTTTTTTGTGATTGAGAGATATAATGATTAGCTTTGTGTTTATGTTAAACTAAATAAAGGGCGAATATGGATTTAAGTGTATTACAGGGAATAACGGATGTTAGCGGTATAGTAGTACCGAGGGATATGGTATTGGTGAGGGCGATAAACGATGAGAGTGATGGATGGGTGATAAAGGATGGTGAGGGGAAAGAGGTTAAGTTGATGAAGGATATGTTGTATAGTGTTATGACAGCGGATTATATACCTGATGAGATTAGGAATATATGTTTCAAGTGTGAAATTGTGCAAGTACCTCGGAGGGTAAGTGAGGGCAGGACACCTATTAGTGTTGATATTGTAGCTGGGGATATTTGTTATGTACATCACAGTATGTGTGATCCTGATAACCGAGTTGAGATAGGAGGCGAATATTATTATATGTTACCTTATAAGGTGGATTATAATTTGTTTAGTGTTACTAATTTCTATCTCAAATTGTGCAACGACCGTTTGGAGGCGATAGACAGGTGGTTATTGGTTGAGCCTATTGAGGAGGAGTATTTGAAGAGTTCTAGTATAGTGTTATTGGATACGAAGAAGAAGAGCGATAAGTATTACAGGGTAAAGTTGGTAAAGCCTAATGAGGATGTACAGGTTGGGGAGGTTATAATTACGAAGCCTAATTGTGTAAAGAAGATAAGTATAAATGGTAAGATTGAGTACATGGTTTATATGGAGCACGTTTATGGTAAGCGAATTGTGTAAGCAACATTTTAATTATAAAAAGTTTTCTAATTATTATTATATATTAAATAATATATATATATATGCAGAATAATCTTTATAATTTAAAAATATTTCTACACTTTCTCTTGTTTAAATTAAACAAAGTAATTACCTTTGTTTAACTAAAAATGAATAAACTATGAAAATCGTTAAAAAAGGAAATCAAGATTTAATCTCCGCAAAGGAGTTGTATTTAGGACTTGGAATTAAGAGAGATTATTCTACATGGATTAAGCAAAGTATTGAACGTGCTGAATTAGAGGAAGGTAAGGACTTTACCTCGCAAAAGGGGGAAAGTACAGGAGGTCGCCCCACCATTGAATATTACTTAGTTAGAGATGCTGCGCTATCAGTAATTATGATGTCGGGAGGTAAGTTAGCGAATAGTTTAAGGAAAACTGTTATTGACTTGTACAATCAACACGATACTGGTTTAGCATTTAGTTCTACGCAGATTATGGCGTTAATGGAATTAAGTAGAGCTATGACTTTAATTTCAATACAGAGAGATGTTGAAAGAAAGCATTATGCTCTTTTTTCTCCAACTGAAAACTGGGCAAAGCGTAGAGCTGAAATTTTAGGTTATAGCAAAGAAACTATGATAGAGGCTATGAAGGCTGTAAATAAAAAGTACAAATCAATTAGAGCTTCTTTAATGCACTTAGATGCTGCGGAATTAATTAGAATGGGTGTTATAGACTTCATTATGATTATGGGTAAAACGGAGGAGTATGCAACTAATGTAGGTAATTTATGTAAGACTATGGCAAAGGAAATGGAGTTGGACACTATTATTTGGGATGACACTAAGCCTAATCCGTTAAGGATAAATGAAGAGGATGTAAACGAGAGGAGAAAGAAGTACGGTAACGCACAGAAGTTACTTTCTTAATTATTACAATTTCGGAAAAAATTTTGCTGAAAGTAATTAATTACAAAAGTAATAATTACAATTTGTGAAAAAATTTCTGTTAAAGTAATGAATAAGACTTTTCACCCGAATTGTTATAAAGTTAAAACATATTGATTTTAAACTTTTTAATATATATTAAATAAAATATATTGATATTTACAAAACGAATATAATTTAAACGCTACACAATTTAAAAAATAAAATAGGGGAATTTGGCTAACGTTGTTGAGGCGAGGTGTACAACTCAAATCATTAACACCCTTGATTGGTGGAACAACAGCCCCTATTTTTAATACACAATTTATGAAAAGAGAAACATGGGAAATACTATTAGCATTAGAATCTGGTAAGATAAGTGTAATAGATGCGCATAAGAAGATAATGGCAAATTGTGCATCAATCTTGAATGACTGTATGGACAAAAAGCAAGAGGTTTTAATGAATCCTATACGCTTTGAGGGTGTTCATGTAGAAAAACTAGCAGAGGTGTTTAGGCGTAATGGGATAGAGCATGAGCCTCTTTTTTGATAGTTGCACAATTAGTTATATATTTGTAAAAAAAAGAATAACATGGATTCGTTAATAGATTTAGATGTAGAGTTTATATATGAGTTAAAGATATATAAGAGGCAGGCGGAGGCTTTTACGATACGTAAGGGTCAGAGTTTCATTGTAAAGGGTCAGGATGTAGAGGTGAGTGATATTTACAGGGATAAGAACTATTTACAGTTATACGGAGTAAGGCGTTATTTGATAGAGGTAAAATTCAAGGAGAGTGGTGAGAAGATTATCTGGAAGTGTTTTGAGGGCGTTGATGTTGAGGTTACTTATGATATTGTTTAATTTTTAAAATTGTGTATATATGTCAAAATTATTATTGTTAACGGATTTAGATGGCAACCAAGTTGTTATTAATGAAACCGACATTAATTTCGTAAGAGATTTAGGAAGTTCAACTTCTAACATCATTTACAGAGATACAAATTCTAACATTCCTAAAAGTGTAGATATTGATGAAACTGTTGCAAACATTGTTTCGGCAGGAACTCAATTATTAGCATTAACGGAATTAACATTGGGTACTGATGTTGCTATTAACGAAGCGGATGTAATCTTAGTGGTTGATTTAGGAAGTTCAACTTCGAGAGTTACTTATAGGGATTCAATCTCTAGTGATCCAAAAACGATTGATGTTGATGATTCAGTATCTACAATTGTTTCTGCATCAAGTCAATTATTGGCAGCAACTGAATTAAATTCTTCAACTGCAATTGCTATTAACAGGATGAAAGTAAAAAGCGCAGAGAATTATATTCAAACTAATCCAAGCGGTACAATTACTTTTGCATCGGGTGCAGGTACTGTAACTGATATTGAGATTGATGGTGATTCAATTTTTGATACCGGCACAGCTATTACAGGAGCGAGTTTAGCTTTATTAGCAACAAACACCGCTGCTGCTATTAACGCATACACTTCAACTAGTGGATTTACTGCTGTTGCTGATGATACTGTTGTAACAGTAACTGCAACTACTCCTTCGGAGGCATTAAATGGTGAAGCTATTACTGTAACAGATACAGATACATTAGCTACAACTACAACTGCATTGGCAGGAGCTGTTGATGATATTACTGTTGTTTACGATAACGGTGGATCGTTTTTAGAAAAAATCAACATTAATAAATCTTTAGTTGAGTTAACTACGTACGCATAGTTACTTGAATAAAAAACTTTTAAAAAAAGTAGTAGGTAATTCTGCTACTTTTTTTGTTTAAATAAAAAAGTTGTTTTAGATTTGTATCTGCCAACTTTACTTTTTTTTGTTCAATCTTTTCTGGATTTTTGCAATGGAAAACCTGCTGTTTAATTATAGCAGGTTTTTTTGTTTTATATTTGTAGTAACTAAATTTAATTAAATATGAAAAGACCTATAATAAAAGATGCGGAGGTACGTAGATACGTGGAGCATTTAGAGAGTAAGATAAAGGCGATTAGTACACAAAGCCTAAAGGCGGAAACATATTTAAGTTTGCGCCATTTCATTACGAATAATAATTCGATATTAAAAAACACAAATCTTACGGTTGATGATGCTAGCAACAAGGATGATAAGATAATGGAGCGAGCGTTTAAGTATGCTGATAGTATATGGAAGTATTTAGAAACTGCTGATAAGATATACGATAATTTAGGTGAAACGTATGTAGAGGAGGTGGATAGAGAGGAAGCGAGTGTATATGAAAAAGCATTAAATGGAAAATAAGGTTGTTGCACAATTACCTAAAGACTTCCAAAGAGAAGTAAAGGTAGGAGAATACACATTTGAGTTACCTGAATGTCCAAAGGATAAGAAGGATATAATGGGATGGGATTTAAAGGTACCTGAACAGAAATGGCATAGACCAAATGATGTATTGGGAGAAAAGGCATTTGATGCTTTGGATGATGAGAAGAAGGTAGCTTATTTATCAAGGGAGTTTAAACGTAGGCGAGAAGGCTTTTGGTTTTACAACTGTGGAGAGATAACATACTTGACAGGTCATCATTATTTCTTTTTAACCTATTGGAGGTTGCCAGAGGGTTTTGCTGATTACAAAGAATCTGATAGAGATTTATTTTGGTTGTTTGATTATACAGAAAGGTTGCCAACTTGTTTAGGATTGTTGCAACTAACAAACAGGCGTGATGGTAAGACCGCACGATCATCAGCAATCATTTACAATATAGCTACCTTAAACAAGGAAAGTTATTGTGGTATTCAAAGTAAAACAGGGGGTGATGCTAAGATTATCTTTAAGAAGATAATTGGTTCATGGAAAAAAATGGAGCATTACATGAAGCCTGTTGATAGTGGCGATACTAATCCACAAAAGGATTTAAGGTTTGAGGAGCCAGGAACAAGGAGTACGAAGAGCGGTATAAAAGTTTATAAGGATGTAATTAATTCAGCTATTGATTATAAACCAAGTTCAGAAGAAGCGTATGATGGTACCAAGATGAGGTTTTACTACCATGATGAGATTGGTAAGACTGTGGAAGTAGATGTGTATAACCGTTGGTTAATTGCAAAGGAGTGTTTAAAGATAGGTAGGAAAGTAATTGGGAAATCGTTGCACACTTCGACTGTGGAGGAAATGGAAAAGAAGGGTGGTGAGAATTGTTATAGATTATGGCAGGATAGTGATTTACATGAGGCGTTAAGTCAAGGAAGGGATAGTACCTTTTCTGGATTGTTAAGATACTTTAAACCTGCAACACATGGATTAGTAGGTTTTATAGATGAATATGGAAGAAGTGTAATAGACGACCCAAAGGAGCCTATAATGGGAATGGATGGAGATATGATAACAGAGGGAGCGTTAAGTTACATAAAAAAAGCACGTATAGGTTTAAGTCCACAAGCAATGGCATCACACAAGCGTAAATACCCATTGGATATAGATGAAGCCTTTTATATGGATGGTAAGGATAGTGTATATGATGTAATACGCTTAAATGAGCAGATTGAGTACAACAATACCTTACATGAAAACTTTATTACTAAGGGTAACTTTGTATGGAAGAATGAATCAAGGACAATGGTTGATTTTATACAGAGTGAGAATGGTAGGTTTAGTGTTGTATGGTTGCCGAAGGTTGAGGATAGAAATTGTGTAACCTCCGTACATGGAGTACAGAAGCCGGGTAACTTTTTAACTTTAAGTGCAGGTGTCGATCCATACGACCATAAATACACAACTGATTACAGGAAATCAAATGGTGCTTTTTATATCTTCAAAAAGTTTGATGTAATGGACCAGGATTACAGTAAGATGTTTGTTTGCGAATATGTGAATAGACCGAGTAATCCGGAGGATTTTTACGATGATATTTTAAAGGCTTGTGTATTTTACGGATGTGAGGTATTGGCTGAAACGAATAAGATAGGTTTAACGAATTACTTTAGGACAAAGGGATATTACTATTACTTGATGGATAGACCATATATAACGCACACGAGTAATTCGCATAAGCAAAAGGAAAAGGGTATTCCAATGAATAGTGCTGATGTAAGGCAGTCGTTGGTGGAAGCAATGGAGATGTACATATTGGAGAATGTAGGATATAATCAGACTGATGAGGTTTATGGGAAGTTGTATTTCAATAAATTGTGCAAGTGCCTTATTCAGTTCAAGGTTGATAAATGGACAGACTACGATGAGTTTGTAGGGGCGGTGTTGGCGTTAATAGGTTCAACAAGATACGATAGGATGGCTAAGGTTAATACACAATTACCTAAAATATCCCAATTAGTAAAAACCTATAAGATAAGACAATATAGATAATATTTATTACATTTGTAGATAAAATAAATTTTACGTATAGGTAATGAATGATATAACTTGTAAATTTCCTTCAAGATACGCAAGTAAGGAAGAGAAAGCTGAAAAGTCTTATGGACTAGCTTACGGTAAGGCGATATATGATGTTTACACAAAGGATACCTTTTCGTTATTTACGAAAAAGGATAAGTTTGTAAGGAACAGAAAATATGCCGAAGGAACTCACAGCATCGAGAAGTTTAAAGATTTATTGGGATTAAATGGCGACCAATCATATTTGAATTTGGATTTTTCGCCTGTACCTATCATACCTAAGTTTGTAGATTTATTAGTGGGGGAAATGATGAATCAGGAGTTTAGGATAAATGCCGAAGCTATTGATGACCGTAGCCTTACACAATTTGATGAAATGAAATCCAAGTTATACGCTAACTTTATATTGAGAGATGTAAACAAGGATTTAGAAGCGATGACTGGTATGCCTGTTGTGGATAAGTCGGTACCAACAATGGAGAATGAGGAGCAGATTAAATCATACTTAAAAAACACGTATAAACAAGCAAGTGAAAAAGCAATAGAATTGGCTTTAACATTTGTATTACAGAATAATGAAGTTAAGGAATTAAAGAAAAGAGTAATTAGGGATTTAGTTACTTTAAAATGGGGAGCTACGAAAACTTATTTTGATAGCAACTATGATATTAAAATGGCTTATGTAGATCCTCGTAACTTAGTTATTCCATATACAACAAGACCTGATTGTTCAGATTTAGAATATGCAGGAGAGGTTGTAAAAATGTCTTTCCATGATTTACGATTAAGAAATCAAACGTTAACCGAGGAAGAGTTATTGGATATTGTAAAAACTTACGGTAGAAATAGCCATGGATATTCAGTTGATGCTTTATCAGAGAAAGGCGCATATTACTATCATGATTCAAGAAGTTTAGAAAACTTTGATGATTTTTATATTGATGTGTTAGATTTTGAGTTCCAGAGCAGCAACTTTGATTTAACTTATGAGAAGAAATATTATCAAGAAGATGGTTTTTTCTTAAATAAGAAAAATAAAGATTATACGCCTAACAAGGAATCAAAGAAAAAAATAGAAGTAATAAAAAAAGAGTTAGAGGTTTATTACGATGGTTTATGGATAGTAGGAAGTAATTACGTAATGAATTACGGATTACGTAAGAATATGCCAAGACCAAAAATGAACGAGGCTTATTCATCAACAACTTGCAGTCGATTCACAATTTACGCACAAGATATTTACGACATGGATAACAAGTCGTTAGTAGAGCGTATGATACCTCATGCAGACCAGATACAATTAATTCACTTAAAGATACAGCAATTTATTGCTAAGGCTAAACCAAGTGGTTTGATGATTGATGTATCGGGATTAGAGGATGTTGTGATGGGTAAGGGTACTGCGATGACGCCATTGGAGTTAACGGAGATATACGATCAAACAGGTAACTATTATTTCAGGGGTACGGATTCAGAGGGGCAGACAATGCAACGAAATCCAATTATGCCTGCACCAAATGGTTTAAATATAAGTGAGATACAAGGATTCATAAACTTGTATAATTATCACTTAGATATGATACGAACTGTAAGTGGGGTAAATGAGTTTAGAGATGGAAGTACACCTGATAACAGAACGTTGGTAGGCGTACAGAAAATGGCTATTGGTACTTCAAGAAACACAACTAGACCATTGAACGAGGCGTTTTTATCTATAATGGAAAGAATGGTAACACAAGCTTCATTAATGTTGCAGTTAAAAGCTAAGTGGTACACAGGAGGATTAAAAGGATTTATTCCTGCGTTGGGTAAAGAAACTGTTGACATTTTAGAAATTAACAAAGAAATATCAAATGCTACATTAGGTATTAAGATTAGTTTAATGCCAGATGTTGAGGAGATACAGCAAATGTACATGGAGGTTGAGAGAGCAATAGCAAATGGAAATATTGATTTAGAGGATGCTTTTGAGATTAGAGATGTATTAAAAACAAATACTAAAGTTGCTATTGATTTGTTAAAGGAGAAGCGTAGAAAGAAAATGGAAGCTGATGAGCAGAAATCTTTAATGCTACAACAAGCAAACGCACAAGCACAAGGGCAAGCTGCAATGGTTGCTGCGCAAGCTGAATTACAATTGATACAAGCTAAGAATCAAGCTAAGATGGCTGAAATACAATTAGAGTATCAGTTTAAATTACAGTTAGCAGGAGTGCAAGTAGAGGGCGATATATTGAAAGAAGAAACGAGGGGTGATGAAAAAATCAAGCAGATTAAGTTTGAAAAAGCTTTAGAGTTTGAGCCAGAGAAGAGGGAAGAAAAAGAATTAGAAACATTTGATTAATTTGGATATTGATAAAATTTATTATATTTGCAATATCATAAACTAAATTTATTTAAATTAAATACTATGTTACAGGATATAATGAAAGCCGAATTGGAAAAACAAGAAGGCATTACAGTAGATGTTAAAGAGGAAGGTTCAAATGATGGAGAATCAAGACCTGCGTTTTTAGACATGATTGAAGAAGAAAAGAAAGAGGAAGTAAAAGAAGAAATAAAAGAAGAAGTAATAACCAATAAAAAAGAAGAGGATGTTGTTAATCAAGATAGCAATGATAATGGGGTTGATACTTTTGATTTTAGTGATAAAGGATTAGAGGTAAAGGGAGAAGAAAAAAAAGAGGAAGTTAGTTTTGACATAAATGAGAAGTTTAAGGAATTGTATCCTGATTTAGGAGTGGAGGATGTTGCACAATTAATATCGGAATACAAGGAATTAAAAGAAAGAAAACCATTACTAGCAGATAGTGATTTAGAGAAGGTAGCAGGGTTGTTAGTAGATGGAGAGATAGACTGGAATAAGATAAAACAGATAGCAGACATTAAAACAATGGATGTTAGTAAGTTGGATGATAGAACGGTTTTTGTAAATGGATTAAAAGGTGAGGGATATAGTGATGATGATATTACAGAAGAGTTAGAGATATTTGATGCAACGTTTGACTTTGATGAAGAGTTAGCGGACAGCAGAGAAATCTTAGATAATAAAAGATTAAAGAGTTCTTTGAAAAAGAAATTAAAAGAATACAGAGATAATATATCGAAGTTAAAGGATGATGCACAATTTGATTTACCAAAAATCAACTTAAAGCCTGATACCAAATCGAACGAGGAGGAATTAGAAAAGCAAAAGGAGATGGTTGCTAAATGGAATAACGTAGTAAAGTCCAACGTAAGTGATTTTAAAGAAGTAGTTTTTAGCTTAGACAAAGATAAGAAGTACAACTTTAAGGTAGCGGAAGAAGATGTAGAGTTTCTGGAAAAATCAATTACTGATTCAGCGGAGTTATATAAGCGTTATCAGGATAAAGAAAACAACACCTTTGATTTTAAATCAATGCGACAAGACTTGTTCATGATGAAGAATTGGAAAACGGTTGTTAAAACTTTAATACAGCAGAACGCAAATAACAAAGCAGAAGAGGTTATAAAAGACATTTCTAACATTAACTTTGATGGAAGTCAAAGAGGTGGAGGAGAGAAAGTAAAATCGCCTATTGATTTAGGCATTAACAAATTATTGGGTTTATAAATTTTTAAATTATTTTTACATTATGGCATTACCTTTTGAAGCAGGTGGTTTTGGAACGCAAGCAGATTATGGCTTCGTATCAGCAATGGATTTGCACAAACCACAATTTGACAATGAATTAGGAAGAAGATACGGAAATCAGTATTTATCCGAGTTCTTAATGAACATTAATTATGCGAAACCAGTTATGGGTTACGAATATTTCCACTTTGAGGAAGGTCGTATTTATCCTAAATTGAACGCTACAACCGCAGGTGCAGGTGCAGGTGCTTCGGCAACTTTTACTTTAGCTGCAAACGCAACTGATACTTATTCTTTAGGTCAATCTCCTTTCGTAGGTAGTGTTGATAAAGACATCGTAGTAGCAAGAGTTGGTGATATTATTTCTGTTAAACCTGCATCAGGTGTAGTTAACAGTTCTAGTATGATTTTAGCTCGTGTACAATCAGTTAACAAAGGTGCAGGAACATTTACTGCTATTCCTTTAGAAACTGGCGTATCTATCCCGGCTATCGCAACTGCAAGTGAAATTGCAATTGTAGGTAATGCTTTCGGTGAGGGTGATGTACAACCAGAATCAAGAGCTTCTAAAGTTTCTAAATATTCTAACAACGTACAGTTTTTCAAAGAAACTTTTGAATTACCAGGTACTGCGAAAGGATTACAAACTTGGGTTGAGTTTACAGGAACTAACGGACAAAAAGGACAATACTTTGTTTTAAAAGGCGAAGAGGATGCTTATGTACGTTTCTTGAACACAAGAGAGTTAGGTTTGTTAACTAATAAGAAAACAACTAACGTTACTTTAGCAAATGCACAAGCAACTGCTGGTACACCAACAATGACAACAGAAGGTTTAATTCCTTTCATTCAATCACAAGGTAATAACTTAGGTTATTCAGCTTTAACTGGTTTCAGCAAAGCGGATATGGATGAGATTGTAGTTACTTTAGATTCTCAAAAAGGAGCTAAAGAAAACTTGTTCATGTGTGGTATTCAGTTATCATTAGCAATTGATGATGTATTAGCTGATTCAAGACAAAATGGTGCAGTTACTTTTGGTGCATATAGCTTCGGTGCTGATGCTTCAATCAACTACCAATTTGATTCTTACAAAATCGGTAACTACGTATTCAAGAAAAAGACAATGGATTCATTCAATGACTTACAGTCTTTAGGAGCGCAAGGTTACGGTTATCCGTTTGAGGGTATGATTATCCCAATGGATGCTAAGATGGATTCTAAAACAGGTGAGAAAATGTCATCTTTAAGAGTTCGTTACTTAGTTGACGAAAACGGAGCAAGACAAAACAAAAGAGCATACGTTGAAGGTTTCAGTCAATTCCAAGATGGAAAAGACATCGTTTCAATGAGATACTCTGATGCGGTAGGTTTCCAAGGAATTGGTGGTAACAGATTCTTCTACATTGAGAGAGTGTAGTTACACAAAACCATAAAAATTAAAGGGGAGGGTAACACCTCCCTTTTTATTGATACACAATTATTATAAATCTAAATTAAACTAAACATGGCAGATTACGCACTATTAAAGCCACAAGGTAAAGGAGTGGCAACACAAGATGATTTTAAATCACACTTGTATGTATTATCAAGAAAAAACAGCAATCCTACATTAGATGGATGTCATTATCCAAAGAGCTTTGTAATAAAAGCAGAGGATGAAGTTTACATGAGTTGGACAGATAAAGATGGACAACATCACACAGGAAACAGAATTATTCGTTTAGTTCAAGGACAAACGAGTGTATTCGCTGATGAACAATCAGAAACTAATCCTAATCCAAAAAAAATCAAGAGAGTAAGATTTATTGATGGTTTTTTAATTGTTGATGGTAAGGACAAATTACAAAGACAATTTTTAGATTTATGCAATTGGAATAGAAACAATGCAGAATTTAGAATGGATGGTAAGACTGAATTGTTTTACAAAGAAAACAGAGAGGGTAAAGCAATTGAAACTATTGATTTAAAGAAAAAAATCTTTGAATTACAAGGTAAAGTATTTGAGAGTACGGAATCTGAATTAGATGCTTACTGTTTAACTTTTGAGGTAAGAGGTTATACCAGTATGAATGTAAATGAGAAGCGAACTGTATTGTTGGATATGGTTGCGTTTGACCCATTAAAGTTTGAAAAAGAAATGAACTCCGATGAGCGTAAGCGTAAGTATTGGGTGATGAAAGCATTTGAGGAAAAGATATTCCAAGTGAGTGCGAATAAATCTGAAATTCAATACACAATTGGGGGAATTAAAACAATATGCGATATTCCAAGTATCAATACAAACCACATTGAGTATTTAACTGAATTATCATTTAAGAGTGTAGAGGTAAATGAATTGGTAGAGAAAACTATTAAGATTTTGAAACAACCAATCATTAGAGCTAATTCAACAGCTTTAGCTTCTTCAAACAATGACAATGAGTATCAGGCGTTATACAAAGGTGCATTGGAAAACAAGGTTATTTTCAAAGCTGGACCATGGACAAGGTTTACTGATAAAACATTATCGGATATAAACTTAGGTAAGTCAATGACAGAGTTTGAAGAAATATTGAGAGAAAACCATGAGTTATTTGGTAAGATAACAATGTTGGTTGCAGAGGCGAAAGATGTTCGTGATAAGTAGATAAAACCTTAGTAATTAAATTATAAGAAACCGATAGCTAAATGTTATCGGTTTTTTTTTATATATTTGTCGTATAAAATTTTATACAATGGCAATAAGCAATGTTGATTTTTCGGTAACATTTGTGGTAGATAAAACGCAAAGTTATTTCGTTATAACAGATACTACTGATTACGCAAGTCAAGGCGTAACAACAAACGATGTTGAAGGTTTGATTAAGGTAGTTTCTCCAAGTGGAATTGTGTATGATAACACAGATTTTAGTGATCCAGATTTAGAGTTGGTAACAAGCCGAGTTAACAGAGCTATTATAATTCCTACATACGTTGGTACTAATAATCCATTAAAAGGAACTTACACAATTAGCTTAACAAGTTCTGATGATTCTGGTGCAAATAGTTTTACGACAACAAAGGTATTTAATTACAGTTTAAATACGCCTGTTCCTGCAATAGATGTAACAGTAGATTGTATCTCTCCGCAGTTAAAGAGCGAGGATAAAACGGTTTACAATTTGAATAGTGTAAATCCTGCAACAAGTTTTCCAATTGTGTATGCAAGTACAGGAAGTTCATCTATTGGTATATCAGGAAACAAAGTAGGAGCGTTTATTGTAGGTTCAAAAGTAAATGTACAGGGTTCAACTGCAAATGATGGTGAATACACAATTAGTAGTGTAATCTACAACAAAACATCTGATAGAACAGAGATTGTATTTAGCACAAGTGTAGATAGCAACTTAGGTGATGGATTAGTGTACACAAGAGTAAATAATATTTACTATCCTGGCGTATTAGGATTAAGCCCATTAGTAGGATTTACCAATACAATAACTACTTCGGTATTTTACACAGGAAACCAAGAATTTAAAAGTGAGGGTTATTTTAATTATACATACGCAACTGATTTTAGTGTAACGTTTTATTTAATTAAAACAGAAAGTAAAAACATTACTTGTGATATAAGATTATGTGATATTTATTGCTGCATTAGTAAAACATTAAACAACTATTTACAATATAAAGGCGTAAATGATGTGTTGGCAAACAACTACAAAAACGCTTATATCTTAGCTTGTAGTTATTTAACAAGTTTACAAACACAGATGCAATGTGGTAACACAAGTAATTTGGATGCGGTAGTTGCTGAAATAAGAAACGTAACTGGATGTACTACTGATTGTAATTGTGAGGATAGCGATAATGTTTTGATACAAGGTTTAGGCACAAGTAACAATGTAGAGGTTGTTTCTAGTAGCAATGAATTAAGAGTAGCTAAAACAGTAGTTGGAAGCACCTCAACGTTTACATTAACTTTAGATCCTTCTATTGCAACAGCATTAGCGAATATTGTTTCAGTAACATTAGAGGATTCATCGACCATAGATGTAAATGAGGTTATTGATGGTAACGGAAATAAAACTTATACTCCAAGTATAGCAACAGGTATTATTCCTGATGTAATAGAGAAAATGAGTTTTAGCTTGTTGATTGAGTATAGGTTTACACCTAGTTTAAATCCAAGACCTTCGTTAAATTTTACTGTAAGTAACTTTGAGGTTGATGCACAATTAGATTTTGTACAACCAACAGTAGAAGATAGGTCGTCAATAAGCTTACCTCCTGATTCAATGAACTTAATTGCATTAAGGGCTTTCCAATCTTCTTCGGATAATGTAAAGGTATTTGCAGAGGTTGTTAAAACAGTAGGATACAATTCACAAGATAACACAATAAGTGATAGTTCAATTTTTGATGTAACAAATAACTTAGAAGTTAAAATTGTAAAAGCAAGTGCTAATGATATAGCGTTTACTTTGAGTGATGGTATTCCAATGTCAACACAAAGCTACATAACAAGTAATTATCAATCAGTTTTAGTTAACTTTATAATCACAAAATAATGAGTTTCACAAAGGCTACAAAATACGGAACAGGATTAGGTAAGATATACTTAACTACGTTCACTAATAATATTATCGCTACATACGATAATAACAAGAAAGGTAAGGAGATGGCTAATCAAGTGATATTAGCCTCTAGTCCTGTAATCGGGGAAACTTTAGCTGTGGCTACAATTACTTATACAGTAGGGGCAGGTACGGTAACAGATTTAACTATTGGAGGTACTTCAATATTTGATACAGGAACTCCTATTTCTGGTGCAAGTTTAAGTGCATTAGCAACTAATACTGCAACGGCAATTAACAGTTATACTTCAAGTCCTAACTATACAGCACAAGTGTTGGGTAATACTGTTTATATTTTTATTACAGCAGGGTTTGGTTCAAGCTTAAATGGTTCAACCGTAGCTGCAACAGTAACAGGAACATTAGAATTTACAAAAACTGACTTAGATGGCGGTACCTCATCACAAGATGTTGTGGATGCACAAACAGGTATTAAGGTTTGGATAAATGATGATGTTGCTGCACAATTTGGTACGATAGTAGGAGCAACAGATATTTCAGCATTTGTAGTAAGGAAACCATTTAACTCACCTACTGATATACGTTCATACACAATTAGTGGAGGAAGTATAAACATAGAGAGAAAAGGATCAACAACCGAAGTACAAATTGATACAGAGGGAGCTTTATCTACGGATACATTAACAGATATTATTGCAGTAGGATTTTCCAATGGTGATACATTAATTTTAAGAGGGGTAAATGGAGCTAGAGCAACAACAATAACAACAGCAGGTAACATTAATTTAGCAAACTCGGCAAACTTTGTAACAGGAGGAAATGAGAGCGTAATTGTGTTACAGTTTATTGGTGGAGATTTTTGGGAGATTTCACGCTCACCGGGTTTACCATTAACAGTTGCTGCATTTAGAAGTGCTAACTTTCCCCAAGAAGTTTTGGGTAGTAAAGATATTGAGTTAACAGCAGGAGGAGGAACAATTAACTTAGAGCCTGGTGTTGATGAAAAGTATATTAGAATTACAGGTTCAGCAGTAACGTTAACTTCTTCATGGACAATACAAGGTACAGGAACTCCAAAAGAGGGAGATACGTTTATCGTTTATGTTGACCAACAAATCACTTTAGATGGAAATAACGTAACAATCTTTGGTATTCCATTAACTTCATTACAAGCTTCTTCAACACAAGCAAGTGGTAATAAGTGTATAGTAATAGGCGAATATGTAGTAACATGGAGAGGTACTTTAATTGCAAATAGCAGAGGTAGAGATTTGGTGGATACTACACAATTAGCTACTAAGGAAAACAACTTAGGTAATCCATTAGTAAACGGACAAATATTATCAAGTGATACATTAGGTGTAAGAACATGGATACCATACGATCAGGATAGTTATGATAGTGGTTGGAAAGTAATGAACGCTCACAATGGTACATTTGGACTTGCTGCGGTAGAAGGTTGGACTAATCCTAGTATTAGAGTAATTAACAGAGTAGTGTTTATTACAGGTCAATTCTTAATTCCATTATCTACAAGTGCATCAATGGGTAATACTTTAAGAACACCTTGGAGTAGTTATCAGAATCCATTTAATGTAGATACTGAAACTTTTGCTGCAACAGCAGGTGGATTTAGTGTAAATCCTAATGGAGCTGCAACATCACAAACTCCAATTTTACCAACAGCATTAATGCCTACACAAACTGTTTTAGCAGGTAGAAATGTATTTGCGCAAAGAAACATATTGGATACAGGAAACACTCATGTGATTGTATTAAATACTATATTTAATCAAGTTCAATTACAAACTGATGGTAGGTTGTTAATTGTAAGTCAATTTGATGTAAATGATTCAATAGGAACAGCAATAGTTAACTTCCCTGCACAACAGTTTATAACAGTTGCGGATAGTGGTGCAAATGTACCATCTTATTCAACGTATAAACAACAGATTGGTGGATTTGCTGTAACTGATTCAACTAAAACATATCCTGCTGCAATTAACGGAATGGATGCAAGTAAATGGGGAGGTTATATTTTTAACTTAAACATATCTTATCCAATCAGTTCATCAGTAAGTAGAGATGATATTATTGCAGCATTTGATTCAATATAATTTGAAGTATGATAAATGTAAATAAGGTATATGAGTTTTTGCAGTTTATAGCAAATAAGAGCCAGAGTGGTTTTTTAACTCCAAAGGATTTTAACAAGAGTATATCAAGGGCTTTATATGAGGTAATCAATAAGAGGTACCATAATGTAAAGATGCAAAAGCCTGATGGATCGTCTGTAATTGGATTTGAACAAAATCAAAAGATTACGGATGATTTAAGGTATTTGATAGTAAGGCGAGAAGCTTATCCTGTTAAGGGAGGTTTGGTTAATTTACCTAGTGATTATTTACATTTATCGACATTATCTTATGTAAGAAATGATTTGGATAAGGAAGGTGAATTACAGAGTGATTTAGTTAACTTTAGGATATTGAGAGATTCTGAATTGGCTACACAATTATCTTCTGTAATCTTCAATAAAAAAATCAAATCAGGTAAGATGGGAGTAGCTAGATTTGTGGGTGATGCCATAGAGATATTTCCTAAAGAGATATTTACAGTAAAGCTAGTTTATTTAAGAAAGCCAATAACACCATTTTGGGGTTTTGATGTAGTAAATGGAAAGCCAGTATATGCTGCTGATAAGTCGGTGGATATAGAGATGCCAGATGATTGTATGAATGAGATAGTATTTAATTGTGCATCGTACTTAGGGATGAATTTACGCGAAGCGGAATTGATACAATATTCAGAAACACTTAAACAACAAGGAGCGTAATGAGAGATACAAGAACTTTAATTGCGGAACAAGCGCAAAGGGTAATCCAAGGTGGTGATGTAAACTCTGATGTTCAAGTAACAAAGGAGGAGTTAGAAGTTTTTGTTGACCAAGCTTTTGGTAAATTTATTTATAATAACTTTTACGAGAATAAAAACACAGAGGGTGAGAGTAGTGTAAATGGTACATTTATTTATTCATTTGTGGAGCCAGTAAAATGTGATACGGAAAGGAATAGGTATTATGCGCCAATAAATAGCACGTATGTAAACTTACCTAATGGTATGGGTATTTATAGTGTTTCTCCGATACAAGATGAGTTTAATACATTTGTGCCATTACGCACAGATTTCTTAACTTTGACAAGAGGTACGATGGTTGCACAATTAGAGGGAAACAAAGGCTATACAATTGAGAATACAAGGATATACTTGCACAATTTGGATAAGGCTACATTACCGGAAAAACTATTAATTAAATTAGTAGGAGGTATTCAAAATGCAAAGCAAGAGGATAGTGTAGATATATCATTAAACTTCCAAGATGATATAGTGAAGTTAGTTGTACAGATGTATATGGTAATGCGCCAAACACCACAAGATAATATTAACGATAACGTGAAATAACTATGAATCAAACAAGTTTAGATAGTGTAGTAAGGGAATGGTTGTTCGAGAGTGGAAACACAGAACATAAATACGCAAGAGCGTTATCATTAGCGTTAGGCTGTATGCGTACATTAAACTTAGATGTGAGTGGTTCGCCAGTAGCAAAGTTGTTACAAGTAAACACTAACGATACAGTTAATTTACCGAACGATTTTATTTCATTGGTAACTTTAGGTATTTATGATGCTAAAGGTAATATACGCCCATTATATCCTGCATTTACAAAAGGCAAGGATGTTTCGATAGACGAGTGTGGTAATATTTTATCGCCAAAGGGAAGTGATAATATGAATCAAGTAATTTATTACGATAGAAACGATCATGCTTTTGTAAACTTTGGTGAAGTAACAGGGGGTATATTTGGATTAGGTGGAGGACAGAACACAAACGGTTATTACACAATTAACTTACAGAGAGGCTATATAGCGTTGGATGGCTACCAAGGTGGCAGCACAATTTATATAGAATACCTAGCAGATTTACAGAGAACAGATGGGGGTTTTTCAGTACACCCATATATCATAGATACTATAAAGAATTACATCAGTTGGAAGATGGTTGAGAACAACTTTAATGTAGCTTTAAACCAAAAGGAAGTTTTAAGAAGAAACTACGTTTTGGAAAAGAAAAAAAGTGTTGCAAGATTTAAATCCTTTACTAAGGATGAGATGTTGCAAACGTTTAGAAAGGGTAATAAATTATCTCCTAAATTTTAATCTATGATAGAAAATAGAAGAGTTATATACGGTATGGATACAGATACCGATGAACGTGATGTAGTAAACGGTTACTGCCGAAAAGCTGTAAATGTAAGGATTGGTTCAAGTGATGGTGAGAATAGAAATTCAGTTGAATTAGTTAAGGGTAATGAGATAAGAAAAATTGATTTGCCAGAGGGTGATAATACTACTATTGGTGCTTATGAATATAAGAGAGATAGTATTGTGTATTACTTTAACCATAACAGTTTAGGAAACCATAATATTGTTCAGTATAACTTTTTACAAGAGCGTAGTGTTATTGTAATGATAAGCGAGTTGTTAAACTTTAGCAAGGATTATTTAATTACGCACGTTGATATAGTTGATTTAGATAACGAGAATCAATTAATTTATTTTGTTGATAGATTGAATCCACCAAGGAAGTTTAATATCGGTAAAGCGATTAGAACATTCAATACAGGATTAACAGGGGATAAGTATGATATACCTATTACATTAGATGTTATAGACGCCATTAAATACCCACCATTATTTCCTCCAATAAGTAGATATTTTACGGATGCACAATTTGATGTAAACTACTTCAAAAACGAACTATGGCAATTTAAAGCAAGGTATGTATATGATGATAACGAGAAGAGTGCATATAGTCCAATATCCAAACAGACTATAAGTAATACTGCATACATTCAAACTACTAATCAATTCAATAACGCCATTAAAGTAGAAGTACCTAAAGGAGGAGAATTAGTAAAGCGATTAGAGATATTAGCTAGACCAAATGAGGTATCTGATTTTATAGTTGTATCAGATAAGTTTATAGAAGATTATCAAGTAGATATAAATGGTAATTACGTATTTGATTTTTACAATGATGGTAATTACTCAATTGCTGATTTAAGAGATTCAATTAAGCCATTTGATAGATTACCTATCTTAGCTGGAACACAATCATTGATTGAGGGTAATCGAATTGTGTATGGAGATATTGTAGAGGATTATAACAACGTAGAAGTAGATGCTGATTTATCTGTTGGATATGAGGAGTTTGAGGATGCGGAGGTAGAAGAAACGTTAAACACTATAAAGGGTAGTATTATTATTAGAAATGTAAATAAAATGCCTAGTGGTGCTATTGGTGTTTACGGAATAGATGCCTTGTTTAAGGAAAAATGGGATAGCGAAGATTTCCAAAGATGTCAACCTATAAGATATTTAAATGGAGATACAAGTGGTACTCCTTATTTTGGCAGCGTAAGTATAGCTCACGCAGGTATTGCAAAATCTAATTGGGATGGAATGACAGAAAAAGATTATTTAAATGCAGGTCTTTACTACAATCCAATACCATTAGGAGGTTTTGTTGTTTATTTAGTAGGTACTAATTTTAAAACAGTTTCAAAACAAAGAAGAATTTTAAATGATGCACAAGGGTCAAATAATATATTCTTTATGAATAGAATTAATGCCGATGCTATTGTTGGTAAAATGAAAAAAGAAGAGATATTAAGTGATTTTGAAATAAAAGGTGTACCTGATGGAGAATACATTGTAAGGATAGCAAGTCATTTAACAACTAGAGAGGAGTTGGATGATATTACAAGACCTTATGAAAGAACATCAACATTTACATTAAGAGTAGGTGGCGTTAATGGAGGCGAGTGTAAAGTTAAAGTTGAAGGTGGTGAAGTAAAGAAAATTGGTTTAACAGAAATAGCTGATATAACTTATCCGAAAATAAGAAAAGATGGTACATTTAATAAAAACGAAATGTTTATTAACAATACTATTTCTTTTGGTTATTTGCATGATAATGAAGCGGAAGAGTATTTAGTAACGAATGATATAAGAGCGCAACAACGGGTAACTTATAGTAGGATTTTTTATAAATGTACTAATGAGATACCACAAGGGCTTTACGGAGGCGCAAGACCTTATGTTATAGGACAAAGTGGAACTTTATCAAATCCTTTCTTCTTTACTGACCACAATGGATTCTTTTTTATTAAAACGGATGTTACACAATTTACTAGGATGCAACAAGGTACAGTAAGTACATCTATTAAATTTTATAAAGCAGAATTAACAAACTTAGAGGAGGTTGTTAGTTATTCTAGTACAGATAATGATGGATTAAGATTGTTAGGTCAAGTAGGTATAAGGAGTGCTTTAGCAAACGCTAAAACAATATTAAGCGGTAGTATATTAGATAATAATGGAAATCCTGTTCCTGGTATGTTAGTTGTCGGAGAAAGAGCAGATGTTCAGTTTACGGATTTAAGTGGTGATTTTCAAATAATTGTGTATGCAGATTCATTTTACGCTTACGAACAATCGTTGAATGTTAGTCAATATTATGGTTTAATATTATCTTACATGGGATCTTCTCAAATTAGATATAGCTTTAGAGATAATATATTAACACTTGCTTATGTGATTTTAGGTGAAAATGATAATCCATTAATAAATATATTTAATGTAAATATAACTAGAGATTATTCTGACTTTGAAGCATTAACAACCTTTGGCTTAGGTAAAAGTTTCTTAAAGCGAGGAACAAGCTATGAATTTGGTATAGTTTATTTTGATAGGGCGAATAGAAGTGGAGCGGTAAACACGATTGATAAATTAAAGTTAGATATACCATTTTTCACAGATAAGGTAAAGCTAGGTTTACAATCGTTAAACACGCCATTAGTTGATTCGTTTAGTTCGGTACCAGTAGTAAGTGGTTACATTTACCATAAGGCACCAAGTTGGGCTACACATTACGCATGGGTACGAACAAAGAAGTTAACGTTTAGAAACTATATTCAATTTATCTCAAAATCAACTACATACAAAACTATTTCGGATGATGTAACATCTAGTAACGATGGCTACACAATTGAGATAAATATCGATAACATAGTAAACGGATACAATGAGATAAACAAAGGAAGTGAATTAGTTTATACATTTACCAAGGGAGATAGATTAAGATTTATCAAAGCCGCAAATGGATTTCCTTTTACACAGAGATTTGATTTAGAGATATTGAATTACGATATAGGTACAGGAATAATAACTTTACGTAATGAGTTTAATCTACCTACATTAACAAGTGGAGGAGGTGATTTATTTGAGATATACACACCGGTTAAAGATTTAGAAAATAATTTCTTCTTTGAGATTGGAGAGTTTTACGATATAAAGAATGGTTTACATTTAGGTAATGAACAAAACCAAACTGATACGGAACCTGCAATAGTGAAGTTTAATTCTGGAGATACATATTTGTTTAAACGTAATATGCCTATAACGGATACTTTATTTAAGAATGAATATGTAGAGAGTAATTACGTAAATGATTTTGTGGATAGGAATTTTATCACAGCAGACACAGGGCGACCTAATATTGTTAATATGGATATTAAACAATTAAGGCGACCAACTACAATTTACTATTCGCAAAGGTTTATTCCAGAATCAGGTATTAATGGTTTAAACAGTTTCTTTGATGAGAACTTTGAGCAGTATGATAGAAAGTACGGAAGTATTCAAAGGTTAGCTTCATTTGATAAGCGATTAGAGTGTTATCAGGAATTAAAGGTAGGGCAAATCTTAGTAGAGGAAAATGTAATATTTGACCAATTTGCGCAAGGACAAGTTGCTGCAAGTGAGAAGGTATTAAGTAAAATGATTTATTATTCAGGCGAATATGGAATTGGATTACACCCTGAAAGTTTTTGTTACTACGGAAACAGAAGATACTTTGTTGATTACAGAAGAGGTGCTGTTTGTAGATTAAGTATTGATGGAATTACGCTTATTTCCGATATTAAAATGGAGGAGTTTTTTGAGGATAAGTTTAAGGAGTATTTATCACAAGAAAGGGTACCAACTATATTTACAACTTACGATGTAGGATATGATGAATTAGTGGTTGCTTTTGGTGGGTTAAACAGAACATTGTTTATACCTCCTGTTGTTGGGAATATAAACTTTGGCTCAATTGTGTATGAAACTCAATTAATAGATGGTAGTTCAACGATTGTGTTTGATGCACAATTAGAGGACAACAAAACAGGCTACGAAGCAGATATAATTGTACAGAGAGATATATTTAATGGTAGATACATAATAGAAGCTACACCAATATTACCTGCTTACGAAAGAAAGGTAGATGTGGATATTAAACCAATTACTTTAGCGTTTAGTGAAACAACAAAGCATTGGACAACATTCTATTCGTTTACACCAGAGTATATGTGTTCGGTTGGATTGAATATTGTTTCATTTAAAAATGGACAATTATTCTTACATGACCAAAACGCAAATCATTCTGTATTCTATGGGGTGGCATACCAAAGTGAATTATGGATACCATTTAATACACAGCCTGAATCAAGTAAGATATTAAAATCTATTGTACTTTACACTACAAGTCCATTTGATGTAATTATTGAAACTTTGAACGGACAAGAAACTACTAATGATGTATTTGATTTTGTGGAAGAGGATTTAGAGAGTTTAGTATTTACAGGAAAGGAAAATGCTTTTTACTCACAAGTTTGGAGGGATATAAATAGCGTTAATGAGGAGTTTCCTAAAATTAATGGTGATGCAATGAGAGATAGAAGTTTCTTAGTTAAGTTACAGACTAACTCAAAGCGCAAGGAAATTGTGTATCAAGTAGGGTTAAATTATGCTGTTTCTGCTAGAAATTTAAAAGAATCAAGTGATATAGCATCTAAGTTAGGTAAACTATTAAAGTAATGGAAAAGCTATTTTTAATCTTATTATCAGGTTATGGATTAACAATGATAATAACTAAGGGAAATATATTTAAACAGATAAGAGAGCGAATAACAACATACTCAATGAAACTAGGAATTTTTATAAGTTGTCCTCAATGTGTTGGTTTATATTGTGGAGTTTTGCTATCTTTGTTTTGTGGAGTAGGAATTAAATACTGTTTAATTTACGGATTTGCGGTGAGTGGAGTAGGTTACACAATTAATAAAATATAAAATGGATCCATTAACAATGAGCTTATTAGTAGGAATACCGGCAGCAGTAAAAACTGGTACTGGTATTGCACAATTCTTACAGGGAAGAAAAGCGTTAAGGAATACAAAACGCCCAATGAGGGAGATACCACAAGAGGTGATTGCTAACTTAACGCAAGCACAAGTACAAGCATTAGAGGGTATGCCAGAGGAACAAAGAAATTTGTTTTTACAAGATATGCAAAGAAGTCAGCAACAAGCTGTAAGAGGTTTATCTGATAGAAGAGCAGGTATCGCAGGTATTCCACAATTGTACCAAGGTGAGTTAGATTCATTGAATAGATTGGCTATGCAGGATTCTCAAATGAGATTACAGAATCAAGATAGATTAACAGCACAAAGAGCTGAAATGGGAAGGCAGAGGGATACACAATTCCAATTAAACGAATACGAGCCATTCTTAAACAAGATGCGTATGGCAGAAGGATTAATTGGTGCAGGTATGCAAAATGCTATGGGAGGAATTACTGATGCTTCTAAGATGTTGATGGATTATAACATGATGGATGAATACAATGGAGGTGATGGGTTAAATGTAAGGGATTTATTTAAGTTTAATAATTCTGCAACAGATAATTTAAGATACACTTCAGGAGCAGATAGAAGAGCACAGCAAACACCATCTTTTTAAATTTAAACTATGTTTGAAGAAGCGGATTCATTAGGAGTATCACAAGGGCAAGGCAGAGGTTTTGCCCAAGTATTTGATAGCACATATAACCCTGTTTTTAAAGAGGAAACGGCTAGGTTAATTGAAAAGGATAAAGCAGGTAAAAAGGAGATTGATAAAGATATATCTGGTTTAGATGCAACAGTATGGAAAAAAGCACAACCTGCTTTACAAGAAAAGATGAAAGAATTGTATTCATATACAATGCAAAACCATCGCAATATAACTAAAGGTAATACTCCTGAAAAATTAGAATATCAAAAATTAATAAGCGATATACAATTGTTTACTAAAGAACAAAAGTTACAAGAAGATCTTTGGATTAAACAATTTAACAATGTTGCTTTAGATAAAAAAGGTACTTACGAGCCAGAAGCTTTAGATATATTACAAAAATATTTTGAAGACCCAAACCTAAACGATCCAACTTTAATAGCTAATTTACCTTTAAGTTTCAACGCGTTAGAACATACTAGCAAACTTAAGAATATTGTAAAAGAAATAAGTACTAAAACAAGTTTAAATCCTGGGTTTAAAGATTTAAATGATAATGTCGTTTACCAAAAATTTGTTAATACCGTAGATAGTAAAGTTGAAGAGGAGGCTAAACGTTTATGGAATAATTTACCTAATTCAGGTAAACAATATTATGAAGATGATGTTAACAATTACATACAATCAGCTAAAAACTTTGCTAGAGAATCTGCATCTCAAACTGTTAAGACACCATTTAAACCATCGCAAGCAGATGTTATAAACCAAGTTCCTTATGAAATAAAACCAAATCAACAATTTGATTTTTCGCAAAAAGTTGGTAGTGGAGAGAATGTTTATGGCTTTACTGATGACAAAACAACAAGTTTGTATGGTACAACATTTAATGTAACAGAAGATGCAGAGTTTCAACCTAACTTTTTAAAACAGAAAGGCGGTGTTTTAATAAGTTTACGTGGAGCTTTCCAAGCTAAAAAAGATGACAAAGGAGATTATAGTTTAAGCGATGAGGGATTTAATTTAGGTGATAAAGATAATATTTTTGACAGATTATTTAAAGACCAAGGTTCTTCAAAATTCAAAGCTAATTCTATTCAAAACTTACCTGTATTTAAAGAAGGTACAACTGTTACATTTACGGATAAAAAGGGTAAGAAAAGAACTGTTGATTTATCTAATACAGTTGTTAGTGATGATATGTTGAAGAAGGGTGAATTTAGAGGTTTAAAATTATCTGATGATAATGTTTCTTTTGAGCCAATAGTTGTAGGTGATTATCAAAAAGAAGTTAAGAAAGGTAAACAAAGTAATGTTTCGCTGGGACTTCCATACAAAGAGTTTAGAGGTTATATGCAAAGTAAAAACACTCCTATTAAAGAGATGTTAAGATTAGAAGGTCAAGCAGAATCACAAGACTTATTAGCTAGTTATTCTTATACGGAAGGCTTAAAAAGAAAAGGTGGTGAGGCTGAACAACCTACCCAAACTAAAAAAGCACCTGATAATACACAGAAGCAAACTAAAAAAGCATCTGATGAAGTAGTTAGTAAAACGAAAGAGGGTGAGAGGTTTTTAAAAAGAGATGAATATATTATTCAAAACTATGAAGATATTGAGTTAAATGCTTACGATAAATATTTAAAATATTCTAAGGAAGCTAATACAGTTGCTTCTTTAAAACAGATGAAAGATTACAGTTTGGATCAAATAGAAGAATATGAACAATATTTAGATAACCCAAAAAGAAAAGGAGCACCAATTAGTATAAAACAATATTTTGAAGGAAAATAAATTATGGCAGAATTAACAAAAGAAGAAAGATTAGCTAGAGCTTTATCTTTATCACAAGCAGAAGAAACGGTACAAGAAGAGCCTTCTAAACCATTAACAAAAGAAGAGCGTTTAGCAAGAGCTTTAGAGTTATCCCAAGCGGAGGATAAAAAAAAAAGTCAATCTCAATCGGGTTCGAGTACGGAAGAATCTTCTTCGGGTACAAGCGCAACGAAGAAGGAACAATCTTCGGGTACTACAAAACCACTTAGTTTAGAGGAGAAGAAAGAGTTAGTTAGGAAACAAAAGTTAGGTCAGTTAGATGAAAGGAAACAAGAGTCAGCAACTGCTTTAGATAAAAAGCAGGGTGCTACTTCTTTGGATAAAAGTAAGCAAGATTCAAAACTTGCATTAGAAAGAAAGCAAAAATCAACTAACATTAATTGGGATATTGACAAGGAAACTGAACAAGCTTTTAAAGGTATTTCATCAGAAAGAAAAGACAAAGCAATTCAAGAAGCTATGTCTGTTGGAGAAACCTATGTACCTAATATTGAAGAAAAAGCCAAAGCAAAAGAAATACAAGATGCAAAGCCGGAGCAAGATTTAAAACGTAGATTAAACCTTATTCCCAAAGAGGATTTAAAATCTATATTTGAAGGCGACAATGAGTTAACTATGTTTGATGGAGGGCAAAGGTTAGCTGAAAAATATAAATTAACAGAAGAGGAAGTAGAGAAGGCTAAGGCTAAATATTTAGAGGAAACGGTAAATGAGTTTAAGCGTAAGGATTTAGAATCTTCATTAGATTTAATTGGTAAATACGCTCCTGCACCAAAGGATTTCAAAGATGTTACTGCATATACACAGAATATAGAGTTATTGAACAAAGCTAAAGAAATGAATTTTGAGAAGAATAAAAATCTTTCTTTTAGTTTAATGGGTTTAGAGGATAATGATAGAAAGGTTGTTGATGAGTATTCAAGTGTAATGGATAGATTAAATGCGTATAAGGAAAAATCCTTTATGCAACAGCAACAAGGAGCTGATAAAGAAGGTAAAGGTTCGTTGGTAATTAATCCCAAGGAGATTGCACAATTTGAAAAAGACCTAAAAGAATCCCAAAGACTATCTAAAGAAGTAGATAAGATAAGAGGAAACAATAATAAGTTATTCGATCAGTACGCTAATGTAATAAACAAAGAAACTGGAAAGACAGTAACGCAAGAAAGTTTTACTTCAAAGTATGAGAATGATTACATGAAGTTAAAAGGAGCGTTAACTGATGCTACGTATAAATTAAACTATTTAGAGAAGGAAGCTAGAGGTATAAGAGATGCAGAGCGTGAAGGCGGTAGAATTTTAACGGATGCACAATTAACTAGACAAAACGCTAAGTTAGGCAACTTAGATAAAGAACGTAACTTAGCTAAAGCAGAAGTATTAGCGTTAAGCAATGCTTTGTTTTTGAATGAGGATATAACTAAGAAAGTGGCTAGGTATGAAAAAGATGATTCATACTATCAAATGCCAGGTAAAAAAGCGGAAAGATTATTCGAGGTACTTAGTGATTTAAAACAAGGTTTTTTTGAAACTGTATTAGGAGAATTTAATATGACTTCAACTTCTGAAAAGAATCAAGCAAGAATGTTAAATGAAAAACTTAAATCAGTAGGAATTAATTTAAAAGATATTGATAAAGAAATAGCTCCTACTTACCCAGAAAAATTTGGTAATGTATTAGGTACTTCTGCTGTATTGGGTGCAAATATAGCTGCAACAACTTTTTTAACAGGTGGTGTAGGTACAATAGCAAAAGGAGTAGGGATTTTACCTAAAGTATTTGAATTGTACGATAAGAGTAAAAAGTTTAAAGCTATTGCTGATATAATAATTTCGGGTGTTAATTTTGAATTAGCGAGTGACCAAACAAGCTTTGCAATGGGTAGTGCAGAGGAGGCAGCCCAATTAGCGTTTAATAAAGTATTTGGTAAATTAAAAGCTTTAAATCCAGTTGTTAATTTCTTCACAAAATCATTAGTCGGTGCTAGTGCAGTTACCGTAGAGGAATACGCAGGGGATTTATTTCATGAATTTACTAAAACAGGTATAAGTCAAGAAACTTTAGATGCTACATTTGGAAAAACAAAAGAAGAAGGATTAGAGAAATGGTCGTTAACGTTTACTATGGGTATGATGTCTATGGGTAAACACGCAAAAGTTTTAATGGTAGGTTCTTATGAAACCGCTAAAGCTATAAATCCTAATGCAGAAACCGTAAAACAAATGGAGGCTGTAATGTCAGAAATGGGTGTTGATCCTGATGATGTTATTAAAGCATTAAAAGCCGAAGCACAAACAAAATCTGATAGGTTATATCCTGATGGAAAAGGAGGACAATTAAGCGCAAGTAATATGACAGTAGAGCAAGAGATTGTTTTACGTGATAAATTAAATTACAAGCCATTAACAGAGGATGAGTTGGCTATAAAACGAAGTGTGCAAGAAACAGAAGAGTTGGCACCTGCAGATTCACCATACGTAACCAAAAAGGAAATGGATGATGATTTAAAGGTGTTGAAAGGCGAGGATGAGGGTACTTTACCTGAAACATACGTAGGAGAGAGTGTACGTACAGAAGAAGGAATAGTAACTACTGTAACAGAGAAAGTTGAGGAGGGTACACAATTAAGAGTACCTACGGAGCAATTAGTAACAGAGGAAGCTAAACCTGTTTCGGAAACATTTGATAGGGAAAAGGCAGGAGTAATAGATGTATGGCAAGACCCGGAAACAAATGAGTTATTTGTAATCAATGGCACCAAGCGAGTTGCTACTGCAATGGAAGATGGTGTTGCAAGTGTTGATGTAAACTTTGTAAAGGCGAATAGCTTACAAGAAGCGTATAAGATAGGAGAATTAAAAAACAAATTAGAGGATACGGACAAAACACTTGATGCTGTTGAATTGGTTAAGGCTAATCCTGTATTAAAGGATAACTTAGATTTAAGTAAGCCAAAAGAGTTAGAGTTATTTGGATTGGCTAGTTTAAATGAAAGTTTAACAGAGGAGCTAAAAACAGACCCTAAACAAGCGGAGGTATTATCTATTATAGGTAATAGTGTACCTACTGAAAGCCAATCGGAAGTTTACCAATTCGCTAAAGAAAATAACTTTGGTAAAGATGAGGTTGCACAATTGGTAAAAGATCCTAAATTATTAGAGAAAGCAACTAAAAAAAAATTGGTAAAAACTAATAAAGCTTTATCATCAGTTGATGAAACAACAAAAGCTTTAGATTTTGAAAATACAACTAATGAACAATTACAAACTGTATATGATAATTTATCTAGCTCAAACAATAAAGAGGCGAAAAGATTATCTAATCTAGTAGAAAATGTACAAGAAAAAAATGAACGTAATTCTATATTAAATACTGCATTAAGTAACGTAAAAAATGTAGTTGATAAAATAATAAAAAGCGGTGAATATTTTTTAGAAAAAAGAGAGGCAAGAGAGGCGATAGATGTTGCTGAAAAATATAGTGGAACAGTAGAGAAACAAGAAGCAAAAAAAGATTTTAAAGATGCTTTTTTTGGTAATCCAAATAATTGGGTTGCAGATGCTTTAAAAATGAGAGAAGCTACAAGGACTTTTATGGAACAAGGAGGAACATTTAAAGAGTTGTTGCAATCTGTTCAAAAAGAATTTGAATTTGATGGTTACTCTGAACAAGAAGCTGCATCATTTATTAAAAGTAAATTAGAATCTATAACTAAAAAAGATTTTAGACAAAAATCTATTGCAGAGGAATACCATAAAGCAAAAAAAGATGGTAGTAATCCTGAATTAGTAGAAGCAATTGAAAGTATTTTTATTGAAGAACAAAAAGCCGATGTAGAATTAAAAGCCAAAGTAGAAATAAAAACAGAATTAAGTAAAACAGGACAATCAAATATTGATGCGTTAAGTAAGGATGCTACACAATTAGGAGTAGAGCCTGAAACCTTATACGATAGAGTATTATCTAATTCACCTACTGTAAAGGCATTAACTGAAAAGTATGCTAAGGGTGTAGCAAGTGGATTGTATTCAACAACGGAAGCAACTAATAGACTAAACGCAGAGATAAAAGAAAACTTAGGTAAGATAACAGAGGAAGCAGGATTAGGTGAGGCAAAAAAGGATGTTGCACAATTAGAGGAAGCTTTAACCTCTGATAAAAAAACATTTACCGAAGCAATGAGAGATATTGCAAGTAAGGTAGATAAGTTAGCGGATAGTATAAAAATCAATCCTAATTCAACATTAAAAACATCTATTACTTTTGGTTTAGAGCCAATAATTTTTAAGGCTTTCTTAAAAGGATTAAGCGTAACATTAAAAACAAGTGCTACGTTTATTGAAGCGTTTAACAAGGCAATTAAAAAGCTACAAGCCAATGCAGAGTTTAAGAAAAAAACCGCACAGGAACAAGCTGACATCATTGCACAATTAACTAACTCAATAACAGACATAAAACAAAAAGCAGATTTAAAAAATCCTATAACTAAGTTACAACAAAGTAAGGTTAAACAATCTGTAAGAGATAGAATAAAACATTTGTATCAAACACAAATGACTTCATTACCTACTTTGAAATCTATTGAAAAGATAGCTGCTAATTATGGTATTATAGATGCTAAAACATTTGCTGAAAAACTTTACAGAGATTTAAACAAGCTAGAGAAAACTAGAGAGAGAAGAATGGAAACCTTTGAAGGTGCTATTAGTGATTTTATTACTAAAGGTGGCGGAAACATTAAATCGTTATTTAATAAGCTATCTGATTTAATTTTGAAGGATAAGCAACAAGCTGTAACTTTAAAGAATGTAATATTAAGTGCTTTAGAAAAAGCAAACACAAAAGGATTAAAGTTTAGCCAACAACAATTAGCGCAAATTACTACTGCGTTTGAAAAAGCTAATTTAACCAACCTTAGTGGTATTTATGATTTAACAAGTAAGATAGATCAGATAGTAAATAAAGCTGTTGATTTAAAGGTTAACCAGGATATAAGTAATTTACAAAAAGCTATTAAAAGATTTAAGAATATACCAAAGAAACAATTAATGGTATTTCAAAATTTAGTAAACATAGAAGCTAACAAATTAACGAATCCTGCAACTAAAACAGATTTGTTAAACGCTTTAGAAGATATTAAAAATTACTTATCAGGTAACTCTAATTTGTCATACAATGAATCTGATTTAAACTCTATTATACAAAGAGCAGAAACAGAAATAGAGAATTACAATCAAGATAAACAAACAGCGTTAATAGAAAAAAGATATAAGGAATATTTAAAAAATAATCCAAACACTACATTATCTAAACAAGATTATATTGATATGATAATGTTAACAGAAGACCAAAGAAAAAAGGAAAGAGAGTTAGCGAATAGAGCAATTAAAAGAGATCAGAAGAGAGATGATTTGGAAAAACTAACAGAAGAGAATATTGAAGAATTGTTTGATTACAAAGTAGATAATAGTAAAACTGTTTTAGAGAAAGAAGCTTTTGAGAAAATATTAATTCCTGCTTTAAGAAAATTAATAGATACTGGTGAATTGAAAAATTTAAGTAATATTCAATTAAAAGAAATTAATCAGTTACACGCTGAATTAATGAATTTTGATAGTTTATCAAAAGTTGGTTTTGTTGCTAATCAAATGTCTGGTGTCTTAAAGGCTAATGAAAATAAACAGTTGATTAAAGATTCGTTTAGGGAATTTAGTAATGTTATCAAATCATTATTACAGCCTAGTAAGGGTAAGTATCAAGGGTTAACGTTAGGGCAAGCTTTTAAAAGAATATTTGTTGGTTCAACAGGGCAGAAAATAAGTTCAGAAATTATTAGTAGAGTTAACGTAGGTATTAATCTTGCTAAAACTGAATATAAAAAATTTAATAAAAATTTTGAAGAGGCTTTAAAATTTGAAGTTAGCGCAAGTGAAAATTATGATTTAGGGGCTAAGGCTTATTTTTTAACTTCACCAAAAGGATTAAGCGATATTGATGCACAATTATTATTCGAGAATAAAAAAGAAAAGCTACAAAGAGATATTGATGAATTAAAAAGAATATCAAAATCAAAAGATTCTAGTAGTAACAAAAAAAAGTCCGCAGAAATAAGAGCAAACCAATATCAGGAATCATTAGATTTTATAAATAAATATGATACCTATGAGGATTATGTAAAGGCTTACAATAACGGTGAAGTGTTTAGTGAAAAACAACAAAAGGTTTTTGATTTAGCAAAGAATGAATATGAGAAACAAAAACCAATGTTAATAGCTTCTAATTTATTGTTTAATGGAAATGCTTTTATCGAAGAAGATTACTATACATCAACATCTTATTTAAAAAACGAAGTTGGAGATAAAGCAGATAAATCAGTTGCTGATGAGGTTTACAATAATTTAAATGTAATAAGAGATCCACAATCTGGTACAGTATTTAAAAAAGTAAATCCTGCATCAGTAGGTACGGATAAGATTTTAGATTTTGATTTTACAGGTGTAACACAGTCAAGAGTTTTAGAAAACTACTATGATATGTTCACAAGAGGTTCCGTAATAGAATTAGATGCGTTATTACAATCGGAATCATTTTACGAAAACTTCAAGGATAAGAATATGACTGAAACGTATTCTTATTTATATCAGAGAATTGCTAATTGGATTAATAACGAAACATCTGTACAACAGTCTAAGTTAGATAATTCAAGAAGTGCCTCAAAAAAAGTAACAGATGTCTTGTCAAATATAAAAAAGGCAATATTAAATACTACTGGACAAGTTGTAAAACAACCGACAGTTTTATTTCATACTTTATCAAGATTTGGTTTTAAAGATTTTTCACAAGGCTTATCTTTTTACGCTAATAATTTAGCAACAGAAGCAGGGCGTAATAAAATAAGAATGTTGTTAGATGGTTCTGATGTTAGAAATAGAGCTCCATTAGGAGATGAACAAATTGCACAATCATTAAACAGACAGAAAAATTTTGCTTTAACAGATAGTAATGCTTATAGATTTTTACAGAAGTTATATTCAGAGCCTTTAAAAATGATACCTGGTTTAAAAGATAGTAAAGTAGCTTCTTCTGTATCTTTACAAAAGGCATTAAACATAGGTGATGCAGCTATGGTTTATTCTGATATTATGGCTGCACAATTAACATATATAACCGCCATGATAAACCAACAAAAAAAGGAGGGGTATGATGTTAATAGTATAGATGATTTAATACTTAATAAAACCGAAAAAAATACGCATATATCAGATATGTTATCGGCTGAAATTAATAATGAATCTGCTACAAGTAAACAAGGTAATTTATTTTCTGGAAAGGATAATAAAATATTAGCTAACTTATTTTTTATGTTTCAATCCCATGCGTCTAATGCTTCTCATGCAGCATCTAATGCTTTGTTAGATATGTTTGAAACAAATAAAAATGTTACTACCGAGGATAGATTTAATAGCGTAAAGGCAATAGTAGGTTTTACTTCTGCTATTGTAACGTTTAGAGCTATGTCTGAAATAGTTAAATTATTATACGCTCAAATATATGAAACTGCTGCGGATGAAATAGGTTATGAGGATCCAAGAGATGAGGAGGAAAAAGATAGATTAAAGCTATTAAAAGACCAAAAGTTTTTAGAAGAGGCTTCTTATAGAATAGGAATAAACGCTTTTACGGATATATTCTTTGGTGGTAAATTTCCTAGCCCGGTAAAGGACTTGACTGTTTTTGGAACAAATACTCTTTTTGAAAATTTACATTTAAAATACGTAGATGAAGAGTACGAAGGAAGGTTGCCTTATTCAAATAATCCAATGGAGTATTCGGGTGTTATTGGAGCAGGATTAGATTTTGTTACTGATGCAAATAAAATAATATCACCTCCTTTAGATAACGTAGAAAGAGATGATATACTTAGAGATATGGCTATGGAAACTTTATTAAGACAACAATGGGAATCATATAAAAACGATAAACAGGGAGCTTTTATTGATGGTTTATACACTATGTTTAAATTAACAGGTAAAGGTGAGCCTGCTAAAATGATGCAAATGCTACAAAAACAAAGGGAGAGAGGCTTTAAAGAAGAAGATGAAAAAAGAACAGGTGTGTTTGATCTATTTTTTGAAAAGCGTAAATAACAAAAAAAATTAGTAACTTTATAACCGAAATTTATAAAAAATAAATTATGATAAATTCAGAGCAATTTTGGAGAATAGGACAGGACTTAAATGGAACTGTTGTAGATAGTGGAATTAGATTAGGGGTAAGCAAATGGGATATTTTGTTTAGTTCGGAATTAGTTTCTGGAGATACATTAGCATTTACTTTAAATGGTGTATCCATCTCACAAGCATTTACAACTGATTTCGCAACTACTATTACTGCATTAGAGGCACAGATTACTGCTGTTGATGAGGTATCAAGTACGGCAAAAGGTGTTGTTAACTTAGATAAGAATGGAGTAAAATTCACTTATAAGGTAACAATTATCGGTAAGGAAAATGTGCAACTAAAAGCAACTGCATTTACTGTAATCAATACTGCTGTACAAAAGTTCAATGCACAATTATTTGAAATACAATCCTTACAAATCTTACCTGCTGTATTAACAGTAGATGCAAATAACGTAGAGAAGTTAAGAGTAGATGTACCGGTAGCAGGAACAACGTATGAGGGTTATGCTTTGCCAGGAACATTAAACGGAACTCCTGCATGGAAGATTAAAAAAATAGTTGTAGCAGGAGCGTTAACTACCACTACTTATGCAAGTGGTAACAGCAACTTCGATAAAGTTTGGGATGATAGAGCAACATATACTTATTCATAATGGCAATAAATGTACCTGCAATAGCGTTAGCTAGGGGCGAGGTTGCTCCTGATAACAGAGAAGTTTTATGGGAGGATACTTCCAACATGAATTTACCTTTTTACGAAAGGGTAAAGGCGTATGATAGTAATAGTACCCAATGGCGTATGGTTACACAATTCCCATTAGAATTACTAAACGAATTACGTAAAGTAGATGGAGATGGTAGTGGATTAGACGCTAACTTCTTACAAGGAAGAACAGTTAACGATATTATACAATTAGCGAAAGATGGTTCATTTACTTTACCTAGTGGATTTATTTTTATTGGTGATAGCTTGGGTAATGCTACTGCGAGAGCGTTAAGTGGTGATGCTACATTACAAAACACAGGTGCATTAATATTAGCTGCAAGTGGGGTAACAGCAGGAACGTATGATTTAGCAACTGTAACTGTTGATGCTAAAGGTAGAGTAACAAGTGCTAGTAGTTACACAATTACTGTTGATGATATTCCTGAATTACCACAAAGCAAGATAACTGGATTGGTTACTGATTTAGGGAATAGAGAGTTGTTAGCTAACAAGGAGAATAGTGTAATTGATACTTCAACTACTAAGTACCCTACGGTTAACTTATTGAAAATAGGATTAGATACTAAAGAGCCAACTATTACAGCTGGCACAACAGGGCAATATTACCGAGGCGACAAAACCTTTCAAACACTAGATAAAACAGCCGTTGGATTAGGTAACGTAGATAATACAAGTGATGCAAATAAGCCTGTAAGTTCAGCTCAACAAACCGCTTTAGATGGTAAACAGGACACTTTAGTAAGCGGTACAAACATCAAAACAATAAACAGCGAAAGTTTATTAGGCGCAGGGAATATTACAATAAATAGCCAAAACTTAGGTACAAATGATTTAACACAAGTTGATGCTACACGTACTTATGAAATGGGTACTGGTAACAGAATACTTAGGTTTTTAAGTAATGCAGTTGAAAAAATAATATTCAATACAGCATCAGGAAGTCCAACTTTACAAGCAAATAAAAGTGGAAATGGTCCAGCTATTAAGGCTAATAAAACAAGTGGCAGTGGCTCGGCTTTTGAAGTTGTGGGGGGTACAAGTGATTTTGGTAGTAATAAACTAATCAACGTTGCAGACCCTACCAATCCACAAGATGCGAGTACTAAGGCTTACACAGATACTAAGAATATCAACGCATACGATGATGCCGATATTAGCCCACTAACAAGGCGTACAAAATACAGAGCTTTAGAATACATTGAGTTTGTTGATGATGCAATTAATGAAGAAACATTGGTGCAATTAAGAGCCGACAGCATTAAGGATGCGGAGGTAACAAGATTTGGCGAAAATGGGAGTGGGAATGTTGATTTAAAAATACAAGAAAATAAACTACCAACAGGGGATGTTAACGGTTTTGCGATTGAATATACTGCAAGTGCTGAATGTATAATTGGTTTAGATGCTGATAGCGAGATTAAAGAGTTTGAAGTAGTAGAAATTTACAACATTCTTAAAGAGGAGGATGTAACAGCCGATAAAACACTTGCTTTATTGGATATTAACGGAAATTCTGCAAACGTAAAAGCAAAGTTTGAAATTAGTGCAATAGCAGTACAAAATACAACCGCCAACGCTGTTACTCTTAACATTGGTAGTACTGCTTTAGGTACGGATGTTGTAAATGCTTTTGTTTTACCTGCAAGTTCGCCACCGATTAAACTACCTTTAGGCACAACTTTTTTTAGTATAACAAGCGGACAAAATTTATTTATTTCTTCTGCTTTGTGGAATAGTGCAAGTATTAATATTCATGTAACAATTTCAAAGATATGGCAATAGAACAAAAAATATTAACGTTTGGTACTAACAAGGTTGGAACTATTGGTGGTAAGTTAATGGGGTTTGTTAATCCTATTTTAAAAGCTGTGCCATACGTTTGGTATAATAATGATTTAGATACAATTTCAAAAACAGGAGCGGATAGAGTAAGTGAATGGAGGGATAGCAGTGGTAATGGTAGGCACTTAACACAAGCAACGGGAGGAAGTCAGCCGTTGTGGGTTGACAGTCTATTGAACGGACAAGGGGGAATTAATTTCGATGGTGCAAGTACAGCCAAATTTCTATCTACTACGTTTGCTAGTGATTTAACTGGAGTTGTTGATGTTTTTTTTATTGGTAGAATGTTGACCGCTCCGAGTACATTCCCTTATTATTTTGGTGGGGTATCTGCTACTAAGCGAATTATAATGTATTGGTTGTCTAATAATTATTATTTAGTAACAACAGACCCGAGTGGCGAGTTATTTCCAGCCATTAAAGCGCAAACAATTCCCACAGGATTTCAGTATATGAACCCAACTTTTGATTCCACAAACTCAGAGTATAGAGAAAACAGGAATTTAATTTCTTCTTTTGTTTTGCGTTCGGTTGTTGCTAGTGGTTTAAGGTTTGGTGCTAACCAAGATAATCCACCAAATGCGCAATCAAGATTAAACGGAACAATCATGGAGTTTGTTGCTTACAACAGAAAAGTAACAGCCGATGAACGAATTGCTATTAATGATTATTTTATGTCGAAATATGGTTTATAAAATAGATTTAAGCGTTTACACAACGCAAATCCAAACATTAAATAATGAATGGATAACACAACATAGGGAGAACAATCCACAAGATACCATTACACAACGTTATGTTGATGAATGGATATGGCGTGGGTTTGGTTATGTTGTTAAAGATGCAATTACAGAGCAGTATATTACTGATTTTGCGGAAATAGTGGAGGAATTACCAACAAGGTGGCACGAAGATAAAGCCGTTCAAATCATACAAAATAAAAGCGGTGTAGTTTGGGGGGCAATGAATGAACCTGAGATTGCTATGGCTTTAGCAATGCACCGAAAAACAACGAATATGCAAACCTATGAAGAGGGCGATAAACTTTATTTCTATGCTGAAACAATTCTACCTGAACACCAAGCGATTTTTGATGCCTATCCACAACTTGAAATAACTATAAACCATGCAGAAAACTAACATTGAAAGAGTTGCATTTATTGTATTATTTGGAATATTTTTTTACTTGTTTGCGGTTAAATGCACATCAGATAAAAAGATAGATAAAGTAAAACATCCTCACTATCCTTATGTAATTGAAAAATGAAAATTAATTTTAACAATATGAGAAACAAATTAGCTATATTTTACAGCTTTGTTTCGGTGGTTTACCTTTTTTGCGTAACTTTTATGACTATACCTAAAGATAACCATAGGGTAGTTGATACAGTACTAGGTTTTTTAATAGGTACTTTAGTTGCGACAATTATTAATTATTACTTTGGAGATAGTCAAACAAATTCTAAACCAACTGAATAATGGAAAACTTTGAGCCATATACTGCACCTTATAAAGACCAATTGTTTGGTAAGCCTTACAGATTCTTTACAGAGAAAGCTGTTTATGTTAGCTTTTTAAAACAAGTAAATACATTTAAGTTAGGGATTAATTATTACAATTGTCTAAACCTAATTTTTAAAAGTAGGTTTTGGGAAACACATGGCTTCGATGCTAAAACATTTGTAAAGGATAACTACCAAGGTAACATTTCAAGTTTTTTTCATGACTACCCTTCACGTTGTGGTTTCGGTGGTAAAAAAAATGATATTATTTTCTTATATTTGGAGCTTAAATCTGGAGCAGGTATAAAATGGGCATTTACTCAATACTTTGCTGTTAGGGTTGCTGCACAATTATTCATATTGAGAGATCACATAAAAGGAGAAAGAGTACAGGAACCAGAATGGCTTAAAGATTTGTATAAAGAAACAATTGTTAAACTAAAAAGAGAATATAAAATCAAATCATGGAAATTACTAATCTAATCCTACCAAAAGCAACAAGACCTTTGAATAGCATTATTATTCATTGTGCAATGACAAGACCAACAATGAATACAAGTGTGTATGATATAGAACAATGGCATAAGGCTCGAGGTTTTAACGAGATTGGTTATCACTATTACATTAAGTTTAATGGCTCACTACACTTAGGAAGAGATTTAAATAAAGTAGGAGCGCATTGTAAAGGTAAAAATACAGGTAGTATTGGTATCTGTTTAGAAGGTGGTTGGGATGGTAAATATGACTATACGCCTGAACAAGAAAAAACCTTAGCTTCATTGTTAATTCACTTAACAGAAGAATACACAATTTCCTTACAGAACATACATGGACATAACGAGTTTGATAAGGGTAAGACTTGTCCGAACTTTTTTGTTCCTGATTGGGTAAAAAGATTAGATAAATATTTATTTGTATAAAAATAAACGTATTTAAGAACATGAATGAGATAAACGATTTTACGAAATTAATTCTTAATGAACTAGAGCGAAATAGAACTAGCGTAGAGAATTTAAAATTAAATTTAGATAAAAAATTTGATGATTTGCAACGTGAAATTGTTAAAATACAAACAGCGGAAAAAGATTTGCACGATTTAAAACTGTGGCATAAAGAAGTGACTGATACATGGAGCGCAAGGCAGATGAAAGAAGCTAAAGATGAGATTTATGATCAGAAAAATAAATGGTCTAAGGCAATCGGTTTATTAATTGCAATTGAAATAATAGTAGGCTTTATAATTTCGTGGATATTAAAGAAATTTTAAAATGGAAACATTTAAAAAATTTGAAGATATTAAAATCCTAAGTGAAAAAATATCGAATATTTTTAAGCAAAACGAATTGCTGAAAATGGCAATTAATACAAGTCATGAAGGAATTGCAATTTTGAACGAAAAAGGAGAATACATTTATCTTAATAAAGCACACGCGGAAATGTTTGGTTATAGCGTAGATGAATTAATTGGTAAAACGTGGCAAATTTTATATAAAGAAAAAGATGTTGAATACTTTGTAAATGAAGTATTCCCAATTATAGAGCAGAATGGTAAATGGTCGGGTAAATATATTGGTTACGCTAAAAATGGAAATCCAGTAAATGAAGAAGTATATTTAACATCTTTACCAAACGGTGGTTTAGTATGCACTTGTAGAGTTGATATTTGTAAACCATGTAATAAATAATTATTAATTTTAAAAATATGGAAAATATAAAAAACATAATCATTATCTTACTTAGTATAATACTTTTAAAATGTTGTTTAAAAGGTGAAGATAGAATTATAGAAACAGAGATTCAGTATTTACCTGGTAAATCTGATACTGTTTATATAACACATACAGTAGTTAAAAAAGATATTCTCCCTTCTTCTGTTACAGTTATTCGTGATACTATACGTGATACATTAGTTTACGAATTTAATCGTTTTACGACTGATTATAATGATAGTTTGTTAAGCTTACAAATTGTGCAAGATATAGATGGTGTATTACTTAAATCTGATATTCAATATACTTTTAAGCAACCATCAGTAACTAGAGTAGATACATTAAAAATAACCGAGCGTATAGAGAAAAATGGATTGTACATCGGTACACAATTTGGGTACAAGAACATCACTCCATACGCATCTTACTTATTCAAATCCTATAAGATAGATTTAGGAATTAATCTTTTTAATCGTACCCCTATGGTTGGTATTGGCGTAAAGCTTTAATTCTTCCTGTAAATCAAAAACCTTTTTCCATTTAGGATTATCCATTAGTTTTTCCCTATTACCAGTTTCCCACTCCATGTGTTCCTTAATTGTTTTAAGGATAATATTACGTTTATCCATTCTCATTTCTGGATATGCGCCTTTGCTTAGTATATGTGAAAAATAAGCAACATTAAAGCTCCCTAATGGCTCTCCTGATATTTCTGAATAGTGAGGGCGTTCTTTCCATATCTCTACAAATAAAGCAAATTCTCCTTTCATTTAATTACGTAGTTTAGGGTTAGCATTTTTCTAAAGTGTGTATTGTACGTAGCTTTGTGTGTAACCTTACATATTATAGCTTCGGTAGGTGTATTCCCTTTTACGTG